ATGACGAACGTGCAATCCACAATCGTTGCTGATGACAACGACATCGACGACACCTCTATCGAAGCAGACGCTGTGGAAGAAAAACCGCAATCCAATCGCACCACCCTGGTGCTGGACATTATCAGTTTTCTCTCCCGCTTCGGGCTGGCCGCCACCTGGATTTGGGCGGGATTCCACAAGGTAGGCAGTGTGTTAGAAACCGGCCAATCCATCCAGGCGTATAAAATCTTCACCCTGGAATGGTCCGTGTTCCTGGCCCAGATTATTGGCCCACTAGAGCTCATGGGTGGGTTTATCCTGCTCATCGGGGTGTTTTTCCGGCAGGCCGGTTGGCTGTCAACCATCGTGTTGATGCTGTTCATCATCGGTATCGGCCAAGCATGGGCGCGCGGCCTGGTGATCGACTGCGGCTGCTTCGGCAAACAAGACCTGACCGACGGCGGCATGGATTACCTACAAACAATCCTGCGCGACGTGGTGCTGATTGCCATGTCCCTGTGGACCGCGTATCGGCCATATCGACGATTCGCCATCTACCCATAGTTGTCTCGCGTTATTATCGGTGGTGCCCACGGATGTTTCTCTGCCGGTATTCACAGAATTATGCCAGCATGCTCCTAGCAAAAGGGAAGCATAACTGGCATAATTCTTAGTTTGAATTGACATCATCTCCTCAACCCCAACAAAAGGTGGAAAAATACATGAGTTCCAAGACCACGAAACGAGCCAAAATCCAAAGTCCCAACGAGAATGGTTCCGGGTTCATCTGGGCCATTATTGCTGTCGTGCTCGTAGCTGTTGCGGTCATCGCCTACGTGATTATTTCCGGCAATAAGTCGCAAGAAGAAAAATTTGCCGAAACATATAACGAAACCACCGCCTTTAATAACAAGGTTGATGGCTCGGCAGTGCAGTTGGTTTCCGACAAGGCCGATAAGGCCAAAACTGTGGATATTTACGAAGACTTCTCCTGCCACTACTGTTCCCAACTGGCCAAAGAAACTGACGCGGACATGAAGAAGCTCATAGAAGATGGCAAGGTGAAGGTGAACATCCGCACCATGAACTTCCTGGACAAAGGTGAGATCGGGCACTCCAATAAGGCCGGCACCGCCGCCTACACCATTGCCAAGGATGATTCCGCGCAGGTGTACTGGAACTTCCGCACCATGCTCATGACTGAACAGCAAAACATCTGGGGCAAGAAAGAACTCAAGGATTTCGCCGACATGGCCAAGATCCTTGGCGCCAAGGATGAGACCGTGAAGAAGATCGCCGACGGCACCTACTCCGACGAGTTTAAGAAGATTGCTGACGACAACGCCAAGAAACTAGAAAAAGATGGTGACGGCCAAGTGTCCTCCCCGCGCGTCTTTATCGACGGCAAGGAGATCAAGGAAAACGCCACATGGCCCAGCCAGATCAAGTAAAAAACCGTTGCTGCCAGTGGATTTGTCGGTAACCAGTTTTGTACGGTAACCTGTAATCCGTTGCTGAAAAGCACGGGGCTATGGCGCAGCTGGTAGCGCATCACACTGGCAGTGTGGGGGTCACGGGTTCGAATCCCGTTAGCTCCACGTTTAACAGGACCCCCACGTACACCATGACGTGGGGGTCCTTCTTTTTTGCCCTATGACCTGCGTACAATCATAAGCGACAACAAACGACACAGTGAGACATGAGTGTAAGCATGCGGACCACATGTAGACCGCAAGACCGCCCATAGACCACAAAGAATCGCAGGAAACAACCCCTCATGCCCGCCCCTAAAAAACGCCTCTTCGGCACAATATCACGCCTATCATCCGGCAAATACCGCGCCCGCTACACCGGACCTGATGGCAAAAAATACTCCGGCCCCCACCCATTCTTCACCAAAGACGATGCTGGTGCCTGGCTTCGTCAAGAACAAAAACTCATTGAATTCGACGAGTGGCGGCCACCGCGCCTCCGGTACCGGTCGAAAGAAGATGATGCCCGAACCGTCGGCGATTGGTTGTATCAGTGGCTAGAACTCCAAGAAAAACGCCTAAAGCCCTCCACTATGGTGAACTACCGAACCACCCTCGACCGCCGTATTCTTACTATCACGGGCAAAGCCGGCCGGCTCCGCACCATCCCCCTGGTAAGACTTACCCGCCGTGATGTAATCGACTGGTGGGACGCGCTCACCATACAATTCGGATACCAGCCCTATAACCGTGCGGCATATGTACGCCTTCGTACCGCTATACAGGCGGCGGTAGATCGGGATCTGATCCCTACTAATCCGGTGGACGTGAAAGAGGCCCGCCACAAGCCCAAGCCAGCACGCAAGGAACTGCCCGAAGCCGCCACCATGCAGAAAATTGTGGACAATTTAAACCCGACCCATAAGATAATAGGTATCCTCACGTTCTTCCATGGCATGCGTATAGGGGAGGTGCTGGGCCTCAGGCGTAAAGACATCACCATTACAGGTGACACCATCCTCATCCATATCAGGGGAAACGCCTACCGCACCTCAAATGGTATGAAATACCAGGATACCCCCAAAACCAGCGCCAGCCATCGTACCATCCCCGTCTTTAAAAAATTCCACCAAGACATCATCGACCACCTGGCCACCATCGGCGACAGCCCAGACGCTTTCATCTGCACCACCGGCTCCGGCAAAATCATCCTAGACACCTCCTACAGGTCCGTCCTCCACCGTGCTAAAACCCGCGCCGGGATCACCGAGCGTATCAGCCCGCACTATGGTCGTGTGTGGCTTATCACCACACTGGTGGAGCAAGGTATGACGATCCCTGCTATCGGTGAGTTGTTGGGTCAGGTGGATCTGAAGACCATCACTGAGATCTATATGCGCACCTCCAATGCCAGGCGGCAGGAGGCATTGCAGCGGGTGAGTGACTCGCTCATGGGTTCATAAATGTAAAACTATTGGTAATAATATAGCCAGATAGTTATATTATTACCAACGATGTTACTTTCACCCACATGGGGAAGGCCCTGGTTTTTTATTTTGAGGTTTGGTCAAATTTTCAGACCTTCAAAAATAAAACCGCAGGTCACGCTTTTTTAGTGGGGTTTCGTGAAAAATAACCCAAGTAAGGATCAAAATAAACCCCGGAAGCCCGGGGGTTGTTGCCCTATTATGTTGCTTTGATTGGTGAGCCGGGGCGGTTAGTGTGCCAGGTTTTCACCTCCTCTGCGTCCCATAGTGGTGTGCGGCCATCGAGGTGTGCTACGGGTTGGGGTGTGCGGCCGTTGGCACAGTAGTTCGCCCAGGTGCGTGGGCCGATACCGCAGTAGGTGGCGCAGTCGGCGACTCGCCATAACACCCGCCCTGTGGATTGGTCAGTGATGATAGGGGTTATCATCGGTCGAATTCCCGTGCTAGCAGGGTGATGATGCCAATCGTGTAGATCAGCAGCCAGAGTGGGTTCGGCCGGGTGTAGAGGAACACCGCAACGGCAACCGAAATGCCCCACCGGATTGATGTTTTCACCATAGGCCCTTGGAGCCATAGTTATTGGACATGAAAATCCTCCTCGAAATTTAAAGTAAAGATTAAGAATCAGGCTGGTTGTTTCTGCAGGGAGAGTGAGCATCGTCGTGTGGTTCTGCCTGCAATGTAGAGTCGCCACCAGGTTTTTAGCATGTGTGGGGTGACTCCTAGTTCGGCGGCTATTGCCGCCGGTTCGAACTCGGTTTCGTAGGCTACGCGCTGCACCGCTGCTTCATTGAGTAGGTGGTCAGCTGCCCATTCGTCGGCTTCCCGTTCTGCCTGTGGCGTGGAACAGTCATGAGCGTAATAGGCGTGTCCGAGTTCATGAGCTACCGCACATGCTCGCGTGACGGGATCGAGTCCAGTCCGAACGTAAACCGTCAGGCCGGGACGGTAAAACACCGCATTGTATGAGGTATCTAATCGTCTGCTTTCGACGACCGTGATACCCATGGAGAGAGCCAAATCATCAATAGGTAGATTCATTTATCCCTCTATTTCTATTATGGGAAAGGTAAATGAATTATAGGCAAGGGTTAAGGTTTTTCTCAATAAAGTGAGATATTTCCCACGTTGATATCTGAGGGGAAAGTATAAAAAGAAATTTATAGATACATGTAATTGACCGGTTTTGGCCGGAATTAGGGGGTATTTTCTTCCAGTGGCGGCGTGTGCTTCTGAGCTGCGAATTTGACTTTCCCCGCATTGATCTGCTCAATGATTGCATCATGATCCACCTCGGTGGAAACATCCGGCTTAGGCTCGGGTTTTAGTTCATTTGCTACGTCATTGCGGGATGGGGTGTTGCTTTGTACTAGGGAGCCGAAGTTTTCTTCTTGCATGTTGTCTTTTGAATCGACTCGCCTGGCTAACTCTCGAATTAGTTGATGGTTGGTGAGTAGTTGCGCGACTGAAGTTTCATGGATTCCTATCGCTTCTTTGGCTGTGATATATCCAGTGGCGACTAGTGCCTTGACTGGGGACTCCCCATAACCGCGAGCGATAGCGATGACGACTTCGGCAGTGAAAAACCCCTTATTGATTTGTCGGTTCACTGTTGCTATAGAGATTTGAGAGCGGTTGGCAATTGTTCGCCCACTTGCATTTCCCACTAGTCCTTTGAGCCATTTTAGGTGATCTGTCATGCACTCCATTATCCACTTACTCTATCGCTAGGTTTATGCCCTGTGACGGTACTTATCTCAAAATTGTCTTCGATTAGGCCCGAGTTGTTTACTCGCTCGATAAGCATCTCTAGTAGCTCGGTGATGGTGGCATCTCGGAGAGCCGCCTTGATGGGGGATCGTTCGCCGCCGAGGTCAGATGGTTTAAGCATCCCGTTGTCGACTAGGGCATCGATAGGGCTGACTCCGTAAGCTTTTGCGATCGCTATAACGTTATCGGCGGTCGAGTGCCCACGTTCTACGTGGCGTAGTAAAGTTGGTGCAGCTAGACCCGATTTTTTTGCGGCAATAGTTGGTGTCGGTGCTCCTGGCAGCGATTTTAACCAAATATCAAAACTCATGATTCCATCATTCACTACATAGTATTTGGCCCTAATTTTAAGCGACGCAGAATTTCGGCACACAGAGCATCTTCACTTGCTGCGTTTAGGACGGCTTCGGTGCTGAGGGTATTTGTCCAGTATGCGTCGATGAAACCCAATTTGACGAGTGCATGTATAGGGTTTACTTTGTATGCCTTTGCGATTAATAGCACGTTATCAACGCTGAGCTCTCCGCGTTCAACCTGTCGGTATAAGGTGCGGCGTGGTGTGCCAGCCTTTCTCGCGATAGTGCTTACGTCGTCACCGTTGGTAACCTTTCTCATCCATTGGATGCTGTTCATGTCCCGAATGTTACTTTATTGATTGGAGTGGTTATAGTGCTGAGCCTGTTTTCATTCGTCGTAGTACCTCAGTTGAGAGGACTTCGTCGGAAGCATCCTGTATTGCTGCTTCGCTAGCAAATTCGGCAATGTCGTTTTCAGTCACGATATCAAGGGCCATGAGCGCGGGGATAACGCTTACTTGATACGCGCGAGCAATTTTAACCGCAGTCTCGACGGTGACTGACTTGTTTGTTAGCTGTCTGCTGAGTGTCGCTGGTGAGAGGGATGCAAGTAACGCAGCTTGCCGTAAAGAATCACTACCGATTGTCTCGTATATCCACTGCTCAATGCTCATCACAATTCAATTTTAATCTGGTTTTAGTCCATCCGCTTTGCTGTGATTAGCAGTAACTGTGTTGTGGTTGTCATCCAGTGATATTGCTTTTCCAAAAACTTCGGCCCAGATTGCTTCATCACTATTAACCCGCAGGGCAAGCTCATGAATTAGTTCCTGATCGTTGAGCATTTTAATTAGCGATTGAGAACTGTTCGTTGCCTCTTCTTTTGTTAGGTATCCAGTTCGTACCAGGGCTTCCACCGGATTTTGTCCGTATGCCCTTGCTATGGCTATAACGTTGCCTTCCGACAATGTTCCTTTTGCTAGTTGTCGGTTAAGCGTACTAGTGGTGATACCTGCACGTAATGAGGCTGCTTTCTCGGTGTCGCCGTTGACTGTGTTGCAATACCAATCTTTATGAATGGTCATGGTCATGTATTAGCTTTATGGTGTTGGTGTTCGATGGCTTCGTCAAGGGGATATTTCGGTTCTCTGCACTTGCACTCATTCGGTTGAGCACTTCGTCAACTAGCCATTCTTTGGGTGCAAGCTGTAGTGCGGCCGGTATATCAGTATTTACTTTTTGCAAGCCTGCTTCTTGCTCTGTGATGAATTCTGCTTCCACTAAGGCTTCTAAAACGTTGCGATTATATGCACGGGCAAATTTTACGACAAACTCGGGTTTCGCTGCCGCGCCATCTTTCCACCGGGTGAAGGCCGATTGGTCGAATCCTGCAATTTTAGCGGCATCCTTAAAAGTGCGGCCTTGGATTGTTTCTGTTACATACTTCCACCAGCGAGTCTGTTTCATGCATCAGATTATAATTGCGTAGGCACAAGAAGGAAATCTATTGGGGCAATCCAAATTAGACCTGTGCTAGTGTGGCTGCTTCGCTAGTAAATTCAGCAATGTCATTTTCGATCACGACGCTAAAAGTTATTAGCGTAGGAATAATGCTTACCGGGTATGGTATCTATGGAGTATTTTCTTCCAATGGTAGTGTGCGCTTCTGAGCTGCGAATTTGACTTTTCCTGCATTAATCTGCTCAATGATCGCGTCATGATCTACCTCGGTGGAAATATCTGGCGTGGGCGCGGAGTTTGATGAATTAGCTTTATGATGTTTGCGTTCAATCAGTTCGTCAAGAGGGGTTGTAAACTCATCAGTTTTTGCACCTGCACGCATTCGGTTGAGCACTTCGTCAGCTAGCCATTCTTCAGGTGCGAGCCGTAGTGCGGCCCGTATGTCTGGGATGGTACGCCATACAGGATCGATAACTTCGAAATCGATCAAAGTTTCTAGGGGATGGTGTCCATATGCGGCACCAATTTTGACTAGATTCTCGATGCTCATCCGTCCTGTAGATATTTGATGCTGCACTGTCCGTTTAGGTATTCCGGCACGTTGGGCAATTTCAGGGGCTGTGTCAGTGGTGATTTTTGCCAACCATTTTTCAAGATTCATGCCTGTAATTGTAACTAGATTGCTATATATGCGCAAGATTTGCGTCCGTGTTTACCAGTGTAAATGATAATTTTTGACGCAGTTATTGCGTCAATAGTGCAAGGTATGTAATATTGGCGCCATGAATGCAAACCTTGCGCCAAAGAAGCTTCGAGTAAGGGCTTCTGTTTTAGATCAGGCTAGAAGGCTGTGCGGATTCACATCTGATGAGCAACTAGGTGCCGAGCTGGGTCTATCGAGTACAACCGTACGTAATCTTCGACATGGTCGAACAAGCCCAACGCTAATTACAGCACTCAAGATTAGCCGTTTGGCGGGCGTGCCAATCGAAGGGTTGATTGTCGAACAAGCAGACGAATCTGCTCCTGCTGCGTGATTCGCGCCGGGGCGTTGTGAAGCAAAGAAAGGAAAAGGGAAAATGACGCAGTTTTTTATGAAGCGTCTGCGTATGTTGTCTGGGCCACCGGTTTTAGCGAGTGTCCGAAAGGTCCCGGTCTTCGGGGAACACAATATCGTTACTGTAGACCTCGATTCGCCGGTGTCCGTGCCGGTTACCCGAATGAAGGAAATCGAGTACCTCGTCGAATTCATCCTCCGTCAGATTGCGTCTGAAATAGGAGTTCGGGACTTCCGGGATGAAAAAGTCGATTTCATCCTCAGCAGTCACGTAGGTCGGGTCAAATCCTTCAACGCTCAGGTGGAACGGCACACCATCCTTGTCCAACTGGTTGACACACCAGCAGAGGAGGGGGAAAGCCCAGTCCGTAATCTCGTATTGGTCCATATTGATTTGAAGTATCCACGTTTGGTGCATGTACGCAGAATACTGCGAAAACTACGAGTTCGCTGGGTAATGGCTAAAGATGCGATTGACGGCAGAGACTTTGTCAGTGTCAAAAGCGTTGATGAGGGGAAAGACTCCAATGCGTGAGGTAGTGATTGCCCCGCAGTGGCTGACGGTCAAGCAGGCTGCGGAGTATATGCAGGTTAGTACGGACACGGTGGAGAAATTAATTGCGGAGAAAGCGTTGGTGGCGACGTATTTCAGCCAGCGTACCCGGCGGATCAACCGTGACTCGATCGAAGCGCTAGCGAAGAAAAATCTGGTTTAGAAGGATGTTAACGATCGGTGGTCGACCCAGCTTCTTGGAGTCGGCGCACAATCTCTTCCGCGAGTTCCAGGTCTGTGTAGTTTCGCAGGTTACTGCTTTTCCAGTGGTTTTCTAGGTCATTGGTGGTGATGAAGTTGCAGGCGATTAAACCATCGATTGGATCGGCTCCGTATGCTTGGGCGATTTCGGGGACGAGGGTTGGGTCGTTGGCGTTAATCCGCCTTCCGATCGTGGGATGGCTATCTGCTAGGACCTCTGCCATTTGCCTGAGGGATTGTCCACCAGTTACTTCCCGTACCCACTGTTTAAACGTCTGCATGGAATAGATGTTACACGAAATGAAACGCAAATATCTGTATATGCTGCGGTGTTTCGTTTTTCGGAAAAGAAATTATTCGTAACTGTATTGACATTAGATACAGATTGTATTAAATATTGAAACGTGATGGATATGAAATCGAACCGACCAAAGGTTTATGTGAGACAGGATTCGGTGAGGGGGCTTCAACGTTCTCTAGGCCTAAGTGATGGGGCAATGGCAAAAAAAATTGGAGTATCACGTCTAGAGGTGCAGATCACCACGACAGGCGTGATGATCCGCCCGCAGACCGGGGAACAGCGCCTGTGGCTGAGTACCGCTGACGCGAAGTTCTTGGCGACGGTGGTTAATAACCGGCCAGGATTGGTGAGTAATACGTGGTTTGCCGAGGGGGGAAATAATGTCCAGCTAGTCTGAGCTTTTGATATTGGGAGATATTCCTGTACCACGGAAAACTCGGGTTGATTCTGGATCTACGCGCCGGTCAATTTCATTGAGAAGTTGTTTGTTCGTGGCTAGGCCCAGGGCTGTTTCAACCCCCGTCCCGTCCAAGTCAAGCGGTGTGATGTGTCCTGTTTTTACTAGTGCGTCTCCAGCTTTGAGGTTGTAGGCGTGCGCGATGGCGATGACGTTATCGGCCGTAAGCCGGCCTTTTGCCAGTTGCCGTAAGACGGTTGTGTGCGCAAGTCCGGCTTTTTGGGCGGCCACGGTTGGGGTAAGACCTTCTTTGATACTGCGAATCCATTGCTCATGATCCATATGACCATTATGCAAGTGCTTTTTGCACGTGTCAAGAAGTGGGCTTTTGAAAAATTTTCAACAATAACTTGCAAAACAATCTTCATGAGTGCATAATGTACTCATGTAGAGCGAAATGAACTAAAAGAAAGGGTAGGTGAAATGGAATTACGACTCAAAGCCGGTGTGATCGAACAGATCATGACAGACCGGAGACTGGAAACAAACGAACAAGTTGCCGCAATCCTTGGCGTTAACCTGCAAGAACTTGAGCTTATGAGAACGGGCGCACCAATCAGCCGTGCAATGGCTCTCCACGTAGCAACTATCCAAGGAACAAATTTTGACCTATCTCCATGGGTCGAATGGGTAACCCCGGAATCTGCTGCCCCTGCTGCGTGATTTGCGCCGGGGCGTCGTAAAGCAAAGAGAAAAGAAAAGGAGTTGATTGTGATGGGTGAAGATATTGATCTGGATGGGGCCGTGTACGTTCTTGCGGGTGTGCGGACAGAAGAGTTAACCGCTGCCCAAGCGAGTGCTTTTCGGCGGGCTTGTAAGCGCCATTTTGAGAACACCAATAAGAGTAAAGGCATTGACGTTCTGCTGCGTGAGGCGTTAGCCGAGATTGGCCTGTCGGTAAAGGACCTGACCACACGTCAGCTGGCTAAAGTTCGGACGGCTTGTGGTATTTACCGATATCTCGCTGATGCTCTTAACAACAAAACGATCGCCCTGGAAGATTTGGAGGAAGCCTTTGGTGCCGGAGAAGACCCCGAACCTGGGGACCAGGACGCTTCTGAAGAGGCGTTGGGTGATGTGCTGGTGGAGGTGTCCAACCCTCGTGTAGAGGTGCAGATCACCACGACAGGTGTGGCGATCCGCCCGAAAACCGAGGAACAGCGCCTGTGGCTGAGTACCGCTGACGCGAAGTTCTTGGCGACGGTGGTTAATAACCGGCCGGGATTGGTGAGCGATACGTGGTTCACCAAGGGGGGTGAATAATGTCAGCGTTTTTCGATGGTTCCGTAGTTATCGCCGTGGCTGAGCGTGTACGGGATGACGCTATCGCGGTTTATCCCGGTTGGTGTTCTCCAAGTGATGTGGAAGTCAAGGATAGTGGTGACGGTTTCCCCCTTCTCTCCGGCGACGAACATATCGTGGACGATGAAGTCATCTCTGCTAGGGTGACTGGCTACCTCATCGAAATGTTCTTGAAGCACGCCGCTGATGTCGAAAACGAGCTCATCAAAACCGGCTCTTTTCTTACGGAAACAGTGCGCTACGGGCGTGCCTTCACGCTTGACGAAGACGGCAACGTCAAAAGCATCATGGGGGCTGCCATTCCTGATGGTGACGGTTCTACTGCTGTCATCAATTTGGATTTGCCAGTCGTAGATGAGATTGTCCGTGGTTGCTGTGAGCGCTCGATCGCTGATCGTGTTCGCGTCTTCAGCCAGCTTGTTCGCTTTTTCCGAGAGGCGGTTGGCTTCCACGGCAGTGTCGAGGCTTTCCCGAGCGGTTTTGTTAGCGGTTTCGGCAAGGCTATTGGCCTTCTTACTGATGCGATTCGCGTGTACCGCGAGCAGCAGGCCGCCGGCGCCGGTGGCGGCTCCGATGATCCCAAGGATGATTGATGAATCCATGTGGCCTATTGAAGCAGGTGGGACGAATCGTCGTAAAGCAAAGCAAAGAAAGAAGAAGGAGTTAAACCATGAGTAGTTCAGAAGCCCCTGATGCTGCAACATCAGAAGCTTCCGGTGCTGATACGCCAAAAGCTGTTCTAAAAGAAATTCGGTTGGATCTTCTTCGTCGGCTTGAAGGGGCGAAAGTGGAAGATTTGACCGAAGCGGATTTAGTCAATATTCGACTGGTTTTGGCTCTCCAGCTTTCGGATTCGGGTATCGAGTTCGTCGATACGGAGAGCAAGTTCGTGAACAGTCATCGCCAAAACAATAAGTGCGTCTTCGTTCGAATGGGACATCTTCACGATCTTTTCCAACGATTTAGTGCGATTGGCTATTGGAATCGGATGTTTAAGCACAAGAATTCACCTCCTTCCCAGGGCGAGCGGCCCTAGGGGAAGGATAACCCCCGAGAGAAAGTAAGTGGAAGTAGAAGAAATGACAGGAACGAGTGATTCTGTGGCGGTTGCCATAGCTGAGCGGTATCTGGCGGATGCGGTCGAGCATTCTCAAGTTTGGGAGACCCATTATCCCAAGCCTGAAGGCGACCCCAGCCAAGGGGCTTTGGCCTCGTCAGAAGAGGCTTCTGTTCGTTTGATCGAAATAATCCTGGAATACGCCAAAGAGACCGAGGCTGCGTTGCTTCATGTTGGTGCTGCTTTTGACGCGAATTTTACTTATGCGACTGCGATAAGGCTTGCCGAGGATGGTGGGGCTCATTCCATTCGTGGAGTCAAACTGAGCAGTGACCGTTTGGGCTGGTCTGTTGTTGAACTGAGCATTACCACTGTGCGACGTATTGCTTATTTTTGCCGGCAACGATCGCTTGTTGATCGTATCCGGGTTTATGGACAGTTGGTGCACTATTTTCATGGGCTACTGGGGCCTTGGAAGTGTGTTGCGGCTGATGCTTCAAGTGAGTGCATTTCCGGCTTAATCATAGCTATTGAGCTGTTGGTGACGTCGCTTAATGAGTACCACAGTGAGGGGCATGGTGCCGTCGTAAAGCAGGATCAGGAAGTCTCCTAATGGCGTCGCGTTATATGTCAACCCGGGAAGCCGCGGAGTATCTGCGGATTTCAACCCGTACCCTACAGCGCTATGCCAGGGAGGGGCGACTGTCTCGGATCCGACTTTCAAGGCAAAAGATTTTGTATATCCGTGCGGAGGTGGAGGAGCTGGTGGAGCGCAACACCTATCGCATCTAGACAGGCTATCTCAGCCCCGCCGCCGGCGGGTTATCCGGCACCAGGCCCATGAAATGGCCGCATCCTTCCGGGCTTCATATGGATGCTGCTGGTTCGAATCCAGCCATGGGCACCAAGCGCCACGAAGGTGTGGTGCGTCAACCTCTTCAAGAGAAAGGAATAACAATGATGAGTAATGCGGAGTTGGGGGCTGGTGTGGTGAGTGTTCCGTTGGGGTGTGACGGTTCGCTGGTGCAGATTCATCTGCATGTTCACGCAGATGCCGATCAGGATTGCACGATCGACCTGGTGACCACGGGTGAAGGGATTCAGATTCGGCTCCGGGGCTTGTGCCAGGATGCGTTGCGGCTGGATGATGAGGATCGGGCTTCTGCTGATGTGGATGTTCCGATTGATATTGATGTGGATGATCTCTTAGGCCGGTGGGGCGGCGAGGAAGCCGATAATGAGGCCGCTGGGGGAGAGGAAGATTTGCCGTTATCGGAGCGTCCCGGTGTTCCTGCTGACGATGATGAAGCCGGTGCCGCGGCGGTGTCGGATGGTTTAGCCCCTGTTTTAAATCCGCTGCCGCAGGATGATGCCACGCACGTGTACCTGGGAAAGCTTTTCGACTGGACCGTTGCTGAGCGTGTCGATGATGGTGTGGTTTTTACCCGCGGGGACCGTGGTGAGTTGTTCCGGGTGCCGGAGGAGCGGTTCGAGGAGATGCGTAACCTGTTTGTCCTGGAAGATACCGGGCTTATCACGGTCAATATCGACGGTTTCCGCGTCTGTCGTGAGGACTGGGCCGCACACATCTTCGATGGTGACATCTTCTTTGAAGCGATCCCGGCTGAAAAGTTCGCCACGCTGACTCGCCTGTTCACGTAGTCGGCGGCTTCACCTAAACCCCTTGATAATTTTGGTCCCCCGCTGGGGAAGGCGGGGGACTGCATGAAACACACTCCCAAGACCAGAGAAAGGAAAAGAAATGTCCTGGAAACGTATTGGCCAGTCTAACACCTACGAGGCCCACTTGGCGTATAAGTCGCTACGCCGTCACGCTGCGGGGAAGAAAATGACCGCTGCTGGGCGGCGGGCGATGTTGAACATGGGCTACATCGACGAGGACGGTGCGATCACCGTGATTGGCAAGCATGTGCTCCGCGGTGGTGACTAACCGCTGTGGCGCAATTGAAATGAAAGAAGGAAATGATGACCAACAATATTGATGCGCGGTTTGATTACCGCACCCTGGATACTGAGACCCGCAAGCGGCGGGTTCAGATGGGCAAGAAGATCAAGACCCTGGCGACCGAGCTGGATGCTCTGCTGGCTGATGGCTGGGAGAAGAAACAAGCGCTGCTACGTCTGGAGGAGACCATGATGTGGGCCAACGCGGCTATTGCGCGGGAAGGAAAACAATCATGAGCCAGCTGCAATTGAAGCTGCGGATCCGGTTTCGGCCGGGTGTGGAGCGAATCGGTGTTTTCGGTGCTTTCACCGGCCAGTCGTACCCGGATTTGTGGGAAGTGCTGTGGGGCGGTGAGCTCATTGCGTCGTTCCGTAGCTGGGGTGATGCGGTGGCGTACGCCCACATGAAACTGGTTGAGGCGCAGCGGGAACGGTATATGGCGTTAGTGCGGACCGCTACTCGGCCGCGTCGTCAGTTAGCGTTGGAGGCTGCATAATGACGAATCTTAACTATCTTGAGGCGGATGCGGCGTTGATCGTTGCTTGTCTGCCTGAGGAGATCGACGACGAAATCACCAAGGAGCAGTTGCCACTGTTCTACAACTATGCGTTGCTGATGCGTGCGAAGGGTGTCGATACGCAGCTGGAGGATGTGCATGATGCGTGGGCGGCTTGGGCGTCTGCTGCCCGGCCAGACCACCCTGCGTTGGTGCCTTTTGAAGAGCTCACGCCTGAGATTCAGGCCTTAGATCAGCCGTTCTTGGAGGCTATCCGGGAGGCTGCTTTGGTTCGAAAGGAGGGCGTAACGGCATGGCTGCGCCAAGATTAGATCAAGAGCTGCTGCAAAGCCTCAACGGCGCCTGGAGCGGTATGGAGCGCACCATGGCGTGGCAGCAGGAAGTAATCAAAAAACTGATGGAACGCTCGGCATCGCTGGATGCGCTGCATAAGGCGGTAGATGCCACGGACCGCATCAGTAAGCTGCACACTGAGCTGGATCGAGTAAAACGTGATCGGGAATCCTTGCGCGTTGAAAACCGCCAGCTGGAGAAGCAGCTGTCCGATGCGATGCATTCTAGTGATTGGGATGAGTTGAGCAAGCTTGCGGAAAACGCTCGGGAGAAAGTTCTGGAAGTGGCGGATTTGGTGGCAGGTTCCGGTGCTGCCGCCACTTCGGCACCAGCATTGACCGAGCTGATTACCCGTATGGGTGCGGTGACCGCCAAGCTGCGGGAAATCGTCGATGGGGCTGGCGGTGCTGGCGCCGATGCTGGATCGGGGAGCGATCATGCCTGAGAAGATGCCGGCACGGTCGAAAATCGTGGTTGATGTTCGGGAGTTGCAGCGTGCTATCCGCGCGGTGGTCGGGGTGACAGAGCGCAAACCAGAAATCTATGATGTGGTTCGCCTCATCACCTATGCCGGGAGCTTGCTGGTGGTTGCCGCGAACCCCCAGCATGTGGTGCAGGCCTATGTGAGTGCCTATTTCGATGATGTGGAAGAGGCCCACCGGGTGGTGGAAATCACCACGGCTAGCGCCAAGCTGTTCCTGAAGCTCAAGCCGGATAAGGAAGAAGACGACGCAAGGGCTGCTATCTTCATCCGTGATGAGGAAGTCCAACTTCAGGACCTTTCCGGCACCTGTGGCGACCTAACAGAAGTGACCGCGGCACGGGCTGATTCGGCGTTCACCACGGACACGGCACAGTTGTTCGATCGGGTGCGTGCTGAGGCAAAAGCGCGCGCAAAAGGCCCCGCTGGGGATGTAGGGCCAGCCATGTTCACTGCCGCCCAGGCTGCCGCGCTAGGTGCTGCGGCACACCAGCTTGATGCAGATATTATCCCGGTGCCGCTCGCAACCCAACGCCACCGCGCCAGAGTGTATGTCGCATTGAAGGACATGTTCGAGTCGTATTCCTTTGTGCCTGCTGACCGTGGCGTGCAGGAGCCCCTCCCGGGACTCCCCGGCGCGACCCCAGAGGGGTCTAGCGCTGGGGCGGAAGCTGTGGTGCGTGATGGTGATGGGTTTGAGTACGACACAGTGATTGATGGGGCGAAGCCTCAGAAGGCGAAGGTTCGGCGGTTGCGTACGAATCCGACTGGTGGTGCGGTATGACCGGTGGGATGTTGCCGTGTGGTGGTGATGCCGAGCTGGGTATCTGTCAGCAGCGTGATATGCGGGCGACCCGTGATGCGCCGAGTCTGTGGGATCCGTCTGCGGCGGGTGAGCCGGTTGCGCGGATGCGGAAGCGCCACCAGCAGGCCAAACTCTTGTGCGCGCAGTGCCCTTTGCTTGAGGCTTGTGAGCGGATGCTATCGGATTGTGAGTGGCGTGGGGTGCGGGTTGCCGGTGTGGTGGCTGGCCGGTATTCGGATCGCCCCCAACCGCTAACTAGCAGTGATCCCTATCAGCTGTGCTGCAGGTGGTGTGGTGGGCCTATGGACCCGCAGGCCTTGGTGGCGGCCCATGCGCGGAAGCGTTGCTGTCATACGCCGTATCAATATAAACAGCACCATATGGGAGAGGGCCTTTGCCAACGCTGCTATCAGGGCCATTCCAGGGCGGCTCGTGCCGCTAGGAAAGCGCAGCCCGTGCGTCGTTCGCGTCGCCGTCGGGTGAGTGCGCGTAAACCCGCCGCCTAGGCGGCATCGTAGGAACGCGCGTGATGGTTTGTGTTGCGCGCGTTTATATTTTTGAGATTTACAAGGAGAGGTGAAGGAAAGATGCCTTGGCTCCGTATGGGAGACACGTTGGTTACCCACCCGCTCATGATTCGACTACTCGAAGTGTGCAAGGGGAATCATCAGCTGAAGAACGAAGCCGTGGGTGTGCTAGCGCAGCTAGCAACCATGGCGGCGGCACACCTGACGGATTATTGGATCGGCTACGGGTCGCTTTATCAGGTCGCGCCGGGGAGGGAAGATGCCATGCTGGAGATGTTGTGTGGCGCTGGTTTGCTTTTCCAGGAGGAAGGCCCTGAGGGGTATCCGGCGCTGCGGATGGTTGATGACCGGGAGCTTTTCCACATGCGATCAAAGGAAGAAGTAGAGCTGGACCGCTTGCGGTCGAAAGATAAGCACAATACTGGTCTGCTTGTGCAGGTGCGGTTGCGTGATGGGGATCAGTGCCGCTGGTGTGGTGGTTGGGTGGATTGGCGTGATCGCAGGAGCGGCAGCAGCGGTACCTATGATTCCCTCAATGGGCACAAAAATTCGACGCCGGAAACGCTTGTGGTTGCTTGCCGTTCGTGTAATAGCGCCCGTGGCGCAGGTGAAGTCAAAGAGCTTCGGGATCCTCCAGCCCCTGAAGAAGTGCACTACAACAGCCACACCGCGGCTTTCATTAACGATTCACGGTACGCGCAAGAACACGGTATTCATGTGGTTTCCAATGTCGAGCGCAGGAAGCCGCGCCGCCGTCGGCAAGACCAGACTGTGCAACAGCCCCGGCGCGGTAAGCAGCGGTCCCAGCAGCAAAGCGATCCCGAGCGCTTGGCAGATGAGCCTAAGGCTGCTAGGCGTCATGATGCGTCATCGGAGGTGGCCAATGTGGCTGCTGCTGGCCCCGTATCGGGGTTTGATGATCCGCTAGAGGCGGCGCCTGATTGGGTTTCCGGGGAGGAACCACCAGCGGGGTGGGTGCCGTCGGGGATGATGGATTTCGCCGATGACCCCGAAGACGGTAATGATATTGGCGTGCCCGCACCCACGGAAGGGCAGAAGCGGAATAGTAACGCGCCGGGCACGTCGAGAGGGAATCATAACAGTAAGTCGCGGCGTCGTGGGCGGCGTCGGCGTAAGCACGGGAAGCGGAAGCAAGAATAAGAACTGATGGCTTAAGCGTTAAGGAAAGGTAGGTGATATAGCATAGCGCCGCGCATCATTACCCGCTTCAGCAGGGCTGGGGCGGGTAATTGGCATGCGTGCGGTCAGGTGGGTTGGCGTCTAGCCATGCGGTGGACATGGGTGGATGTGTACTGTGGCCGCTTCCTGACGCCTTCTTGTTGGTCGCAGTAAAGATAAAGCGGAGGCCGCTTGCAAGCAAACAGCCTCGGATACTCCTTCCACGCATGGTGGACGAGTTGCTTTAAGGATAAGAAGATTTACCGAATTCTGCCAATTATGGTGCATATGCGCACCTAGAAGGGTCCCCGGGCTTGTGCCCGGGTTTTCTTTTGCCCTGTTTTATAACGAAACAGTAAAACCTAGTGTGGATCTAGATCGGACCTAGATCGAAACCAGAACGATAGGGTGACGGATCTAGAATTGCCGGGTCGGGGCGGGTCGGGTAGAGCCGTTAGGTGGCAGAGGCGGTGAGTAGACTGCAAAACTATTGAGGGATACCTATCTATAGAGAGAGGAAGAGTTGGAATGGATGACTACCTACTACACGAACTAGGTAAGTCCTTGTACTCACTGGAACGTAACGGTGACGGGCTGAAGGAACTTCTCACCTTTCACCGTGGGAGTAGTACCACTGATACCCTGGGGCGCGCGGTGTGTTATTCAAAGCCTCCGGTGAATCTGACGGTGTTGGACTTGTTGGTTCAGACGGAGGGGCTGCTTTCATTCTGGGCGTCGGAGGTGTTGGCGTCTTGTGATGGTGTTGTGGGCCCGGTGCCTGACGGGATCGCAGCTACGGCAGCTTGGCTGCAGCGGTATTTGGATGTGGCTGATGGTATGCCGTGGGGTGAGATGATGGCTGAGGAGGTTATCGCCCAGGCGCGTATGGTGGCGTCTGTGGTGGAGCCTGACAGTGGGGGAGAGGAACCATCCCCGCCGGAGTGGGCGACGTGTCAGGTGGCGGCTTCGTGGGCTAAGCGGGCTGGTGTGCAGGTGTCGCGTACAACAGTGTATCGGTGGGCGCAGGCGGGGAAAGTGGCTACCACAAAGGGCGATGATGGCGGCATGTTGGTGCGGCTGGATGATGTGCTGGCGCGCGCTGGTGCGATGCGTGGCGCGGCCTTTGGTGTGGGACAGGTGTTGGTGTAAACTAGCGTTCGGAACCCCTGGGTAAAGCCTGGGGGTTTAGTCATGCATAGGGTTGGGGAGGAGGGGATCATGGGATCAGAAGGTATGGATACAATCCAGCAAGAGATTGATCGTCGCTTCCGGTATCACGAAGGCACCGACGATCAGTGCGAAGACTGCATCAAAGTAAGGGCAAGCATGCAGGCTGCGGCGCACCGGGTGGCGGCGATCGCACCAGACTGTCGTGAGCGTGAGCTAGCCATCACGCACCTAGAGCAAGCACTGTCATGGGCGATTGCTGCTATCGTCCGCCCGTCGCAAGGCGGTGCTGATGGCGTGGCGTAACGGGTCGTCGCGCACAACCGCGGCCGAGTGGAAACGTCTGCACCGATTAGCAAAACATCGCCTTCCTTACTGGTGCACCCAGTGCGGCGCCGAACCGGTGACAGGACGAGGCGGCCTAGAGTTGGACCATATCGTCCCGGTCGCTGAGGGCGGCACTGATGGGCTCGATAATCTCCAGTGGTTGTGCCCGTCGTGCCATGCGGAAAAGTCCCGGCGCGAAGCGGCACGGGGGATTAGTAGGCGTGTGGCGCGCCGGCAGCTGTATGACCGGTTTGCTACCCGCCATCCTGGCCTGAAATAAGGTGATCTAGGCCACGTGGGGTGGGGGGTACCCCGCCGTTGGCCGGTCCCTGGTACGGCACACATACGGCCCCCGGCTGTGTACGGGTTTCAGGGTTTTTGCTGGTCAGGATAGGTTTCTTGGTTTTAGGTGTTGGTTGGCAGTGTGCGCTGGGGCTGTGACCTGCGGCTTTGCGTTATGGTGTGGGTCACTATTTCCTTGGCTGCCGACCCCCTTGGTCGTTGGTGGCCGGAAAGGGTAAATATGCCAAGCTGAGAATAGGTATATCGTAACGCTTATGGTAAAATGCAGATTATGAGATTGGTGTGTGAGGTGTGCGAAGCCCGGCTGGAGATCCCCACTAGGGGACGCTCCCCGCGGTTTTGTTCGTCCGCATGCAGGCAGAGGGCCTACCGTCGGCGTCGGCGTGAGCAGTTGCCGGCCCGGATGCGTGATTTGCCCCGGTGGACGGCGGCTGATGGCAAGCGGCCCGTCACAGTCGCCGGCTCTCCTGCATCAACCACCAAGCCGGAAACCTGGACTACCCACGCTGAGGTGCAGGATGGTCCGCACGGCGTCATGCTGGGCGGCGGCCTGGCCTGTATCGACCTTGACCACTGCGTCAACCGGCGCGGCAAGGTGGCCGACTGGGCGGTTGAGATTATCCGGGCGGTGCCCGGTGCTGTTGTAGAGCGTTCGGTCTCCCGGAAGGGTCTGCATATTTTCGGGCTGCTCCCGGAAGGGCCTGGGCGTCGGCGTGGCTGCGTGGAAATCTATTCCCGAGCCCGATTCATCCGCACGACGGAGGATATTTACCGCATGGGTGGCCTTGTTGATCTGGCCCCCGCGGTGCGAGTAGCTGCTGCGTTGCAGCGGGAGGGGCGTATCCCCGAACGGTAAGTGAACAGGAGGTGGTTGGTCATGGTGCGTGGTCCGATACCGAAGCGTAGCGATCAGAGACGCCGGCGGAACAAACCGGAGGCTGATGCTCCCGCTGTGGTGGTGGCCATGGGGCAGCAGGTGGTAAAACCCCCTGCGGAAGACCGGGCGTGGCACCCGTATGCGAAACAGTGGTTCCGCTCCCTGAAGCGGAGCGGCCAGGCCCAGTTCTATCAGGAAAGCGACTGGCAGGAAGCCCGCTTAGTGTGCTGGCTTATCACCCAAGAATTAAACTCTCCGACTGGTGCCCGTGCTGGGATGATGGATACGATTTTCTCCCGTGCTGATGCCTTGATGACCACCGAGGGGGCGCGGCGGCGGCTGCGTGTAGAGCTCATCACCCCGAAGGTGACTGATAAGGCGAAGGAGGCCACCGTGTCGATCATGGAACAATACAGGGCTGATCTAGCATGATAATTCCCCCGGAGGAGCGGCTAGACACGCTCCCCCCGGGGGTTCCCGATTTAACGCTCGGCTGGGAGGCGCTAGCATGGGCCGCTAAATACTTAAAGCACCCGAACGGGATTCGCGCAGGGAAACCCTGGAAATTCACCAGGCGGCAGGCCAGGTTCGTTTTGTGGTTTTACGCGGTTGGCCCAGATGGAAAATGGTTGTTCTACAGTGCATTCCGTCGTCTAGCTAAGGGATCCGGCAAGTCGCCGTTCGCTGCCGCCATGGCGCTCATTGAGCTGCTCGCCCCCGTCAGGCTGGAAAGGTTTGACCCCCAGGTGCTCGGCGGCTGCATTGGTAAACCTGTGGCAATGCCATGGGTGCAAATAGCTGCGGTGTCTGAGTCGCAAACCGACAACACGATGAGACATATCAGAGCGATGGCTAACAAGAAGACAGCGATCGAGCTGCACCGCGATTACGACATTGACCCCGGCATCACGAAAATCAACGTTGTCCCCGAAGGCAAACTAGAAGTCATCACATCATCTGCTACCACCCAGGAGGGCGCGGAGGCAACGTTCATTATTGGCGACGAGTTAGAGCACTGGACCCCAGCTAAAAGCGGCGGTGAGCTATACAGCACCTTGGTCGATAACTTAACTAAATCCGGGTCCCGTATGCTAGGCACCCTGAACGCCTGGAAACCGGGGAAAAACACCGTGGGGGAGCACACGTTTCTCGACTGGTGTAACCAAGAGAAAGGCCTATCCAAGAATGAAAAACAGGTCCTCATGGATATCATCCAAGCCCCGCCAGAAACCAACCTAGCCGATGCGGCATCGCTTCGCGCCGGGCTGGAGTTCGTGTACGAGGATTGCCCATGGGTTGATATCGATGCCATCATGACTCGCATTTGGACGCACAGTGCTAAACCCGACGACTCGAAACGTAAGTACCTGAACTGGCCAGTGGCGTCTGTTGATGCGTGGATTGATCCCAAGGACTTGGCGCTCATGGCCATGCCGGGTATCCAGGTGGAGCCTGGTGAAGAGATCGTCATGTTCTTTGACGGCTCGCTCACCCGCGACACGACAGCCCTGGTGGGGTGCCGGGTTTCCGACGGGCATGTTTTCCTGATCGGGGCGTGGGATCCTGGTAACAGCCACGTGTCCCACGCAGAGAAGAAAATCGTTGATGTTGAAGCCGTCACAGCCCGTGTCGCCCAGGCGTTTGATACGTGGACAGTGAAAGCTTTCTTCGCTGACGTGCGTGAATGGGAATCCTTCACGAAGATTACCTGGCCGGAATGCTACAAAGACCAACTAGAACTGTGGGCAGTACCATCTGGGGCAAACCCAGAGCCAATCGCCTGGGACATGCGCAGCAAAAGCTTTGATTTCACCCGGGCATGTGAACTAACAGAAAGAGAAATCATTGAGCACGGATTCACCTACGACGGCTCTATAATCCTCACAGACCACCTACGCAACTGCTACCGGGCGGAAAACCGGTACGGGATATCTGTGCGGAAAGAATCCCCAACCTCAGCGAAAAAAATTGATGCAGCGGTTTGCCTCATTGGTGCGCGGATGGTGCGCCGAAAATGGTTGGATAACCAACCAGATACCCACTATGACGGAAGGGCGGTGTTTGTGTAATGAAAATGTCGAATCGGGCGGTACTTGATGGCGTGCGAGGACTCCTGTCCCAACACGCATACGAATACGCCAGGAACAACAGAATCCATATGGCGATGCTGCCCTGGACCCGGAAATACGCAGCCGGCCGGTTCACGGTCTTGAACGAAAAGGCAACACCAGGCGGCAGGTATGAAAGACATATCCAGATCGCCCAAGACTCCCAAGTCCCATTCCTCCCCCTAGTGTTGGATACGTTCGCCCAGTCGATGAAGATTGAAAACTATTTCAGCGGCAACTACGAACAATCCCCACTGTGGGAGCACTGGCAACGCAACGCGATGGATGCTGCCCAAACCGGAATCACCCGGGCGGCCCTCAAATACGGCACATCCTATGCCGTAGTCGACCGGGGCACTTTCCCCGGCCAAGCATCCGCACCGCTTATCACGGGGGTTTCTCCCCGCATGATGACCGCCTACTATGGGGAATCAAGGGCCTGGCCGGGGGAATACGGGCTCACTTCGGAATGGCCCATTCTCGCCCTAGAAATCCGGGGGGCTAGGATGCGGCTCATAGACGAAAACTACATCTACTACATCGGGGCACGTCACGCGCCCAAGAACCCAGCGGAATGGGTTTCTGAAACCTGGAACAACACCATCAACCTCCAGATCATCGAGGCCCGCCCTCATGGCGCTGGGGTGCCACCAGTCGTCCGCTTCCGGGACCGCTGGCTACTAGACGGTGAGGAACACGGCGGCATCATCGAGCCGCTCCTATCACTCCAAGATCGAATCGACAGAACCAGCTACGAAATGGGCATCGCCCAATACTATGCCGCTTTCAAACAACGATACGTCATCGGATGGGCACCGAAAGATGAACTCGAAGGGATCCGCATGAAAGCGAACGATGTCTGGTTCATCAACGCGGACGGCACCAAAACAAAAGCCGGTCAGTTCGAGGAAACCGACCTAACCCGGTACATTGACTCCAAACAGGCAACCATACGGGACCTGGCTGCGATCGCCCAGGTCCCAGCGCAATCTCTAGGGGCGAACGCCATCAGCAACATCAGCGCCGATGGCCTGGCAGCCATGGAATCAGCCAAAGACCGAAAAGCCTCCGAAATCCAAACAAGTCTTGGCGAATCCTACGAACAACTATTACGGCTGTGCGGACACATGGACGGCGATGCCGATTCAGCCGCCGACTTCGCCGGCGAAGTGAAATGGAAAGACACCACAGCAAGGTCGTTTGCTCAAACCGTCGATGCGCTCGGGAAACTCGCCACCATGCTCGGCATACCAGCGGAAGCACTCCTGGAAGACATCCCCGGGTTCACAGAGGAGAAAATCCAGCGGATCCTCACCAAGTATGGCTACCCATCTACACAGGGAGATGAAACCCAAACCATGCCTGAAGTGACATAGCAAAACCGCAAGGGGGTGGGTTGTGAGCATCGAAAACCAGCACTCCCGAGACCAGGAAACCGCCCTGTGGCTTAGAGACCAGATATATCGACTAATCGAAGAACAAACGATCCCCACCACGATTGAAGCACTCTGGGATCTAGTGACCGCGCTGCTGCCGCTCATCCATACAGCCAGGAAAGCGTTCTACCACTCTGCAGCCCAAACCATGACCGAAGATATGCGCGCACGAGGCATGGAGATAGACGTGGCGCCTATGCGGCCATACCAGCCCAGCGCAGCCTGGAAGATGCTCCTGCGCGCCCTAGGATGGAACCCGAAAAAAGATCCGATACCTGGCAATATCGAATCATATTCAAAAGATGCACAGCGTGCCCTGCTGGAAAAAGTAGCGGCCTTCCCCGCTAATCCCGCCGACCCTGCTGCCGTGGCTCAGGTATCGCGCCGGGTAGCTGCTGGGGCAGTACGGCATGCGCGTGCAGCTGGTCGTGATGTGGTGGTTGATACCGCAGCCCAGGGCCGGGTGCGTGTGGCGTCGTCGCGGAAACGTCCATGGGTGACGGTGGAAGATGGCACTGGGTCGGATGGTCAACCCAAGGTGATAGTGGAATACGCCAGCGACGACAGGGAGGCGGCAGACGATAACCATGAGCCTAGGAAAAAGGCCAGCAAGACAGAACCAGATAGCACTAAGCCTGGTGGCAAGGTGTTGGGGTGGGCCAGGGTTTTAACCGGGGCTGAGAGCTGTGCTTTTTGCGCGATGCTGGCATCCCGTGGTCCGGTATATTCCGAAGATACCGTGGTGACCACAGGGAAGCCCAGGGAAGTACGGCCACGCCAAGTTCATTACCGGAATCCGGGCGCTACCGGGGGCCATACATATGTTTCGGGATCCCGGCGGGAAGGAGAGAAATATCATGACCACTGCGATTGCATAGCAGTCCTCGTTGTTAAGGGAGTGCCGTGGAATGGAGAACAGCAATACCACGACCTGAAGGATCTGTGGGATGACGCAACCTTTCAGCCAACGCAAGAGGAACTAGATGCGGGTCTTGACCAGCCGCGGGATAGATTCACCAAACGATATGCTGACGCGATAAAAGCCGACCCGGAAAAATACTCAGCGCTAAAGGCCGACCCGGAAAAGGCCGAGCCTGACATACCGCCCAGTGAGATTCGTAAGGACATGCCTGGTGAAGGGGTGACACTCGACTTTGAAGAAAGAAGGGAAAAAGTTTACATTCCGCCCGAAGTACGGAAAAAGTTCGGTGATAATCCCGATTGGCTACACCGGTTATCAGCTGAAGAAGGAGCTACAAACCCAGCAACCCATGAATGGGATACCCTTATCACATTGCTGAAACATGGGCATGAAATTCGGATTAGAAGATTACATAACGATGAAGACGAAACTTCTCCCGATATCGTACTTGATGGCATTATCACGGAAATGAAAGCTCCTGAGGGTGGAGGTAAAAATACGATCACAAATAATTTCCGTGAGGTGAAAAGGAACTTCAGAAGTTTGCCGCATTTGGATACTATACAAGCGGTTATTGATATTTCTCGCTCGGGGCTGACTGATGAGCAAGCACGTCAAGACATCCAGATGTGCCTTAGGAACCCCAGGTTTTCTAAGATAGGTAAGATCTTTTATATTAACCATGATGGTGAGGAAACGGAGTTTACCCAATGAGTCTTTACGTGATGTCGGATGCCCCGATCAAGACTGTTGTCGATCTTCTATTGCAAGAACCTTACATGAGTAGCATGATCTCATTTACTAATAATGAAGATGCTTACACTATAAGGGCTGCCGATGAGGTCCCTGTTTCGCTTGATTATGGCCCTAATGATAATGGGGATTTGGACACATTTATCATTGTTCCTGAGGAGCAAGAAGACTTGCAGCGGAAGATTTTCGAGTCGGTGAAAAAGCTGCGGTATAAAGCCACGATTTGTGAGCCCCCGAATGACGTTGAAGTGGTTTATATGCCGGATGACCCATTGCCTGCCGTGCCTGCTTAAGGCGAGCGCTAAACCATTTTTTAACCCGCATGCTCCCATATAGGGGCACGCGGGTTTTTGTATAAGAAAGGATGATTCCCGATGTTTAACCAAGAACCAGATAATGACTATACCATGATCGTTCGGCAAACCCCTGAGGGGGAGCTGACGACTACATCACTCGTTATTGCTGAAGGAACGCAGGTTCAGCATAAGAATGTTTTAGAGCTGCTTCGTAAGAATCAGCCTGATTTTGAAGAGTTTGGCCCACTCGCGTTTGAAACGCGGAAGGGGTCACCGCTTCCTCAAGGGGGATTCGCTAAATCAACAACCGTTGCCGTGCTGAATCGTGAGCATGCAATGCTGCTCATGACCTATATGCGTAACACCGTGGTGGTTCGTCAGTTCAAGAAGCAGCTTGTTAAAGCATTCACTGACATGGAGCGTCGGCTTGCCGCCAAGCCAGCGTTTGATCCTTCCCAGATCACTCGTCTGGAGATGGCACAAATGTTGCTGAACGCCGAAACTGAGCGTCTGGCGCTGGAGGCGGAAAACAAGAAAATGCAGCCCAAAGCAGACGCCTATGATTCTTTCATTGATGCGTCTGGCTCCTACAGCATGGGTGTGGTAGCGAAGATGCTGGGGGTGGGCCAAAACTGGCTGTTCCGTGAGCTGCGTAACCGAGGCGTGTTGATTCCTCGCGGCGCTATGCGCAACACCCCCTACCAGCGGCATATGGGCTACTTCGAGGTCAAAGCCCACCGCTATGAGCAGCCGAACGGGGAAGAAAAAGTGTCGTACACCACGTATGTTCTCCCTAAGGGCATTGACTTTATCCGCAGAACATTAGGGTTTACCAGGATTGACCCCATGCTCCCCATCCCTATGAACTAACCTCACCAAGCTGGTGGGGTTTATTCATGACCACCCTTACTATTCGCATTTCACACAATTTAAAAGGAGACAACTATGCAAGACGCTACTAGCGCCGAGCCCCAGGATGAACAAGAACCTAGCCTGGAGGACACTACCCCGGATATCAGCCAAACACCATCACAAGACGCCGGCTTACAGCCGGAGATGACCTTGGAAGAGGCCTTGGCGGCATTGGAGAAAACCCGCCAAGAGCGGGATGCTGTGCAGGCCGCGGCTGATAAATGGAAACAGCATGAGGATTCCCAAAAGACGGAACTTCAACTCATGCAGGAAAAATTAGCCGCTGCGGAACAGCAGCTAGTACAGGAGCGGACAACAAATGTCCTGTTGGAAGTAGCCGCCGCGCATGGTATTAAAGCGGAAGATTTACCGCTTCTAGGTACCGGCACGAAAGAGGAAATCACCGAGCGCGCTAAGCGCCTTCAGGCCCTGTACGGGGATCCTACGGAGGGCACCCCACCACCGTCGCAACGCCCTCGGCAAGGGCTGCAATCAGGGCAGGGAACCCCGAGCCAAGTAGAAGACACGGCGTACCCGGAATCGTGGATTCCGGCCGTTCTTCGAGCCGAAAAATAAAACCGGATAATCAAGGAGAAATATTATGAATGTGACTAAACGGCACTACAGTCCCGGCAGCGATGTTACTGCTAAAGCCGCAAAGGCGATCCCCGCAGGTAGTTTCGTCGTGGTCTCTGGGGAAATGGACGGTCGGAACCCGGTCGTCGACGTTGCTGGCGCGGATGCTATCCCATTCGGTGTGGTTGCCGCGGACGTGGCCAAAGATGACTGCGTAACCATCTACCGGGCAGGGTATGTGCTCGATGCTATTGCTGCCGGTGCGATCACTGCTGGCGCTAAGATTTCCACCGCAGCCGGCGGTAAAGCGGCCACCGCCGGCACTGGGCCTGTTGTGGCCATTGCTCTCACGAAAGCCGCAGGTGCGGACAAGCCCGTAACTATCGCACTGCTATAAAACGAACGAAGGAAACAACATGAAAAATTCTGGTTTTTACCCGGGCGCCGCCCCCACAGTAGTCAACGGTGCCATCACAGTGGATTTGATGCTGCAAGAACCAGCACGAATCTCTAAATACATTGCGGACATTACTGCCTTGAAGATGTTCACTGACCGCCTTTTCGGCCACAGTGATGCTCAGGGCGGCGCCATCCTGTACGAGGTCAATACCGAAAACCAGGTGTTAGCAGATGACCACACCGGTATCATCGCCCCAGGTGGCGAATACCCGGAGCTGGATGCTACTCCTGGTGAGCCCAAAGTGGCCCAGGTGAAAAAGCTTGGTGGTAAATTCTCCATCACCGACGAGGCGAAAGCGCGAAACGACATGGCGCTATTACAGCGCCGAGCCCAGCGAATTTCGAACACCATGGTGTTCGATGTGGACAACAATGGCATGCTCGCTATTAAGAAGGCCATCCAGGAATACGGGTCCTATATCCCCAAGGTGGAATCTTCCGGCTGGGTCAGCATGAACAAAACTGAAAAGCTCAAGCAGACCGCAGCGAAGTCTATCCGGGCAGAGCTCAACGCGGCTCTAGCTGCCGGTGAGAAAACCCAAATGGGTTACCTCTATAACTTGTTGGTCCTCCACACCGATGATGCGCTGCAGCTTGCTAACACTTTTGACACTAACGACGCCCAGGATGCGTTCCTGAAGTCCCAGGGGTTGGAAGTGATTTCCTCCCCGCTGGCCACCCCAGGTGAGGGCCTGTTAGTTGCCGAGGGGCAAGTGGGTACGATCGGCATGGAAGAGCCAATTAGTACCGCTACCTGGCGGGACGAAGCACGTGACCTGACCTGGACCAAGGTGAAAGCTGTGCTAGAGCATGTGGTGACTGACCCCATGGCCATGGTGCGGCTTACCGGATTAGGCGCCTAATGCCGTATGCAGTCGCTGCGGATTTGAAAGACCGGTGGCAAGCGTTTCCGCCAGGGCTGCCTGATAAGGTCGTCGATACGCTGCTGGAAGATGCCGCAGTGTGGTTGAAGGCGAAGTTTCCCCTCATCCCCGATGCCCCTAGCGAACATCAAGCAGGTGTGCTAAAAATGGTGTCCTGCGCTATGGTGAGGCGCTCGCTCATTGCTGATACGCATGATGGGGCTTCGGAGATTACCGACACTGGTGGCCCATTCAGCAGCACTCTGCGATTCGCTAACGGTGAGGGGAATTTCTATCTCACCGGTCAAGAACGTGACCTTATCGAAAACGCTATTGGTGTGGGAGAATTCCGTAACATTACTGCCGAAGGGTGGTGACGGCTGTGGCTACGATTACGGTACGACGCCCACCCAAGATAGACCGGCACGGTGATCCGATCGGTGAACCATCCCCACCTTGGGAGATTACAGGCGCCCGGATTGGGTGGGCAGGGGTTACGGTTGACCACGATCATAAAACGATTGTGACTACCCAACCTGCGGTGTATTTCCGCAGGCAAACCCCTGACCTGCAACCAAAAGACATCATTACAACCCCATTCGGCAAGATATTAACAGTGACGGAAATCCAAGTGTGGGAGCACCCACGCAGGGAAAACGTGACCATGGGCACGGTGGCGTTGTGTGAGGCGGTGATGGGGTAGATGAATTTTGAGCCACGCAAGATGCAGGGATATCTAACTGGACCAGAAGTAGAAGCCATCATGTTTGAAGCTGGGTATTTGGCGCAAGCCCTGTATGAATCATCTGCTCCGAAAAACACCGGCCGGTTAGCGGCATCTTCTGTCGTTGATGTGGAAATAGCGCGCCCCTATCCGATGGGAGATCCACGGTGGGTGGCTACGCTATCAGTGGAAAGCTCGTATGGTGTGCCGGTGTTTTTCGGCCACATGACAAACCCGCCGGTCCCCAAGCCTCCGCGTCGCAGGAAACCACCTCGAAGGATCGCTCCTAACCGGGCGTTACGCCGAGTAGTAGAAGCAGTGAAAATATAGAAAGTAGGTGATGAAAATGAAATTCCCGGGAGGGATTCGCCCATGGCCTGACGCCGAAAACATTATTTGCGAACTGTTGGATGCCTTTGCTGCGGAGTGTGATCCCGCACCACAAGTGTGTACATGGATTCCTGCGGACTACGAAAAAATCATCCGCCAGCATCCATTGATCGTGATCCAGCGCATCGGCGGGGTCGCAGCAGTAGCTGACCAGGTTGATAAACCAATCATTGAGATTGGTGTGGTATCAAAGCGGCGTGATGTTTCCAATGATCTGCTGCGGCATATTCGGGCATGGATGCTGGATAATCAGGCGGAAGAGTTCTCCCGTACAGTACGCATCATTGACGTGGCCGAAGTGCAAGGGCCAACCATGCCGGTATGGGTAAATCCCGAAGACCGATATGTAAAGGCATTGTTCACGTTTGCTATTCGCAGGCCCCGATAAAAATAGCCTAACTCAAACCCTCATCCCCCAAACCACAAGGAATGGGGGATTTCCTGTACCCGCTTAATATGGTGGGAGAAAGGTAGGTAGAGCGTGACTACTACTGATTTCTATACGCTCAAAGACAAAGACGATAGTCTAGTATTTGCCGCTATCAACATGGTTGTTCTTCTCGCTGACTACGGGGCACCGATTCCTGAAGAACTCACTGAAAACGGCAAGCTGAAAGAACTCGGCTCTGAATGGTGGACTGCTGGTGAAATCGAACAAAAATCCGGTGTGGATCTTGCCCCAGACATGAAAGTCGAAGGTCCTGAAGGCTACGGTTCCCGCGGCCGCCGCAGGGATTTCATCACTGAAGAAACCTTCAATATCGACTTCACCCCGCAAGAAGCCCGCCGACGCACGCTAGAAATGTACTACGATCTGGGCACTGGCGAGTACAAGAACGGATCGTATTACGCGAAAAAACGCCGCGCTGCCAAGATGAAAGAATACTCTTCGATCATCATTGGTTATGATGGCGAACCTGAAAACGAAATCTACCCGTATTGGATTTTCCCAAAAGTCACCGTCGAGAAGCGTGGCAAACAATCCGTTACGCAAACCAACGCGCTGACGTACCCATTGACGCTGGCGGCTAAGGAGGACCCCGCCTATGGCGCGCTCTTTGGGTTCGGCATCACCGGCCCTGGATTCACCCCTGAGCTAGCCCAGAAGATGGGTGTTACGGGTGTCCAAAAGCTGCTGAATGATAGCTTCAAGTATTCCGTGAAGGGAGCCACAGGCGGCACGTACACAATCAGTATCAACGGCAAAATGACCGCTACCATTGAGTACAATGCAACCGCTGCCGCTATTCAGGCAGCTATTCGTGCCTCGGGAGAAAACGAAGCCACAGTCGGCGGCACCGTGGATGCGGGGTTTACTATCACCAAGGTTTCTGCCGAGCCAACTGTGATCGCTACCGGCCTCACTGGTGGTGGTTTCCCCAAGACAGTAGAAGTCACAAAGCAGTAAAACCTACTCATCGACCAGTATGAAGGCCAGGCGTAATACCTGGCCTTCTCTGTCCTCATCCATATTCCAGGAAAGGAAAACACCCATGGCAAACCAGAACCGTAAACGACAACCACGCAGACAACCATCGCGCAGCTCGACCCCTATCGACTACGATGACTATGATGACGCTGCAGACGACACCAATTTCGAGGTAGATGGCTACCCAGACGAAGAAACAGAATTGGAAGAAGATCAATTCGAGCGATTCCGTAAACGTGCTCAAGCCCTTCCCATTAAGGAAGTAAAAAACCGCAATCGGACGGTACTTACCCGGAAGCCGTTTGTGCTGGGAGCGGACTACGGGTTTGACCCGGCAATAAAAATCCAAGCCCCCACCTACGTGGATCGCTTACGGTTGGAACAGATCTTAAAAGACCCCGATCAGCTCAGCAGTATCGACGTTTTACGGCTGATCTTCAAGGATAATTTGAACCGGTTCATCATGGCCATCAATGATGCCGAAGACGCCGAAATGATCGCCCTTGGTGTGATCGTCGCCTACTTCGAGCATTTCTACGGCAAAGGCCTGGTAGAAAAGATCACCGATTTTTCTACATTATTGCTCTGATTAACCATCGGGGCAAAGAACTACGGTGGGATTTCCACCGATATCTCAACATTGATATTGATGACTGGTTTATTGGAGTGCGGGACTGGCGAACGTTCCTCGAACTGGTAGAACAGTTACCTCAAGGATCTCACTACTGGGCGTCTGTCATTGATGATGATGATATTGCCCAGTATGCCATGGAACATCAAGACCATGATGTGGCCCATCGACCAGGGTTGCGTGAGTGGGATCCGATCCGGGAACAGTTAGCAGTAATCGAAAATCGACTTATCCAGCTAGTGGCGGTGGGTAGTCAAGGCCAGGTGGGGCTTGATCCGGCTCCTTATCCCGAAACCGCCAGGGAACGTTTGGGTAAAACCCGGTTGAACGCTAAACGTGACCATATTTTAAGCCAGCTAGTAGGGGCTAGATACGACGACGGGGGGTGAGACCATCATGGCTGAATACACCGCCGGCGTCGCCAAGGTAGAGATTAGGCCTAACCTTGCAGGTTTCGCCCGTCGTCTTCGCGCCGAACTTGAAAGAATCACTGCTACCTTTGGTGTAGAGATACTGCCGGATTTCGACCAGTTTCGTGAACAAGTCAAAGCAGAGTTGGCGGAATACGCTGAATCATTATCCATTACTGTTGATGCGGATACCAGCAAAGCACGCCGGAAAATCAACCGTATCACGGGCAAGAAAAACCTCACCCTGAATGTAGATGCTGATACTGGTGCTGCTGAGTCTCAGCTAGATACTACAGCCAGGGACCGGAAAACCGAGATTGAGGCCGACGCTGACACTGCTGCTGCGGAAACCCAGTTGGATATCACAGCGCGTAACAGAGAATCAGAAATCAACGCTGATGCTGATACTGGTGCTGCTGAGTCTCAGCTAGATACAACGGCCAGGGACCGGAAAACCGAGATTGAGGCCGACGCTGACACTAGTGCAGCATCAGCGAAGTTAGCAGCGCTAGTGCGACGTCGTGTTGCTGAAATAGTGGCTAGGACTAATATCGGCCGTGCAGCTGCCCAGTTGGCTGGTCTCGCAGTGCGGCGTACCACTGAGATTGCGGTCAGGGTTAGCAGAGCTGGTCTTGCTGCTGCCCAGGCGCAGATTGCTAGTATTACTGCTCACGCTCGGGCCGCGAGTGCCGCAATGGCCGGTCTTGCAGCCCGAGGTATCGGATTGGGCGTGATCGGGGTTGCTGCTACTGGCGCTGTTGGTCCGCTGGCTGCTATGACTCAGGTGCTGGTGACAGCATCCGGCGCCCTGACTACGCTACCAGCCCTAGCCGGCGCAGCCGCTGGAGCGCTCGCTGCACTGGGCATTGGTGTGTCCGGGGTGGGCAAAGCATTTTCCGCCATGGGCAAGGGCGCTGCGGCCGCCACTACTGACACCGATAAGTCCATGAAGGCTGCCCAGCGGCAAGTAGAAAACGCAGAGCGCGGTATCGCCACAGCCCAACGTCGGGTAGAAGACGCCCACCGTGGGGTTGCTGACGCCGCCCGTAAAGTCGACGACGCTCACCGTGGCGTGGCAGATGCAGCCCGCCGAGTAGAGGATGCGGAACGCAAGGTTGCCGACGCGGAACGTAGCGTTGTTGAAGCCCAGAAGAATTCCCGTAAGGCCCAGCAAGACCTGAACCAAGCGAGGAAAGACGCTGCCCGGGATCTGCAAGACATGAAGCAGCAACTGCAAGACGCGGCCTTGAACGAAGAGGACGCCGTTTTAGCGGTTGCGCGCGCTAAGCAACGGCTACGGGAAGCTCAGGAAGACCCAGAATCCAGCCGTCTGGATATCGCCGAAGCTGATTTAGCATACCGTAAATCTCTGCGGTCTCTCGACGAAATGCGGGAGAAAAACAACAAACTGGCCCATGACACACAGGCAGCTTCGGATAAAGGCGTTGAGGGGTCAGACAAAGTTGTTGCGGCTAAGGAAAAAGTAGCGGAAGCAGCGGAAAAAGAAGCCGACGCGCAGCGTGGCGTAGAGGACGCCCACCGTGGTGTAGAAGATGCCCAGCGTGGCGTGGAAGATGCGCAACGCCGGGTAGAAGACGCTTACCGCGGTGTAGAAGATGCCCAGCGTAACCTGGCAGACGCGCAAGACGGTGTGGTTCAGGCGCAGGAACAGCTCGTTGACGCGCTAGATAACTATGCCGAAGCTGGTGAAAAAGCCGCCGGTGGTACCGACGATTTCGCCGATGCGCTAGCGAACCTTTCCCCTAATGCCCAAGCTTTTGTTCTTGCCATCCAGGCCCTGAGCGCCCAGTGGAAAGAGCTTCGCCTGGAGGTACAGGATAACCTCTTTGCAGGCTTGGGCGAGTCCATCACGGATTTAGCTACTGCGCAGCTGCCTATCCTTAGGGTTGGTCTCGCTGGTATCGCAGCCGAGATCAATTCCGGTTTGCGGTCCACGATCGCAGCGTTGGCTAGCGAGTCGTCCCAGGTAGGGCTGGACCGCATGTTGGGCAATACCGCCGGAATGTTCGCTAACGTTAACCAAGCTGCCAGGCCATTAACTCAAGCACTGGTGGATATCGGGGCGGCAGGATCCGCCTACCTACCGCAACTAGGTCAATACTTAGGTGAGGCCGGCACTAGGTTGGCGGATTTCCTCAGCCAGTCAACTCAAAATGGACAATTCGATCAGTGGGTCCAAAACGGTGTTGAGGCTCTCAAAACCTTAGGGCACACCCTATCTAACATCGGCGGAATCATCTCCGGCGTGTTTCATGCGGCATCCGCAGCAGGCCAAGCATCTTTAGGTCCGCTAGGCCAGCTGCTGGAAATGGTCAACAACTTCGTTAACTCTATGGAAGGCCAACAGGCCCTCACGACGTTCTTCGGGGCTATGACCGATAGTCTCGCAGCGCTAATGCCGATCTTGTCCACGGCGCTGCAAACTATTGGTGGCACTATCATGCCGGCCATTGCTGAATTCATCCAGGCGGCCGCGCCGGGCATTCAGGTGTTGGTGCAGGGCTTGGCGGATGGGTTGGCGGCGTTTGCTCCGGCGATGGCTCCGATCGGTGAGGTAATCGGCCAGTTGGGTGCTGCTTTGGGGCCGCTGGTGGCGGTTCTGGGCCAGGGGTTGGCGGATGCGTTGATTCCGGTGGCGCAGGCTTTTGGCCAGCTTCTTGATGCGCTGTCCCCACTGTTGCCGGTACTGGGTGAGGCATTCAATGCCGTGCTGGTGTCCGTGGCCCAGGTATTACTACAGGTAGCGGAGGCGCTAGCGCCGGTCATTATGGCGTTGGTGACGCAATTAACGCCGATCATTGAGCAGTTGACTCCGGTGTTCACACAATTGGTCCAGGTGATGGGTGATGCGTTGGTGCAGATGATCCAGCAGTTAGCCCCGTTGCTGCCATCATTGGTGGAGGTGTTTGCGCAGATTGTGCAGGCAGTGGTGCCGCTTGTTTCGATGATGATTGAACAGTTGTCGCCGGTGTTGGCAATGATTATGCCGGTATTGGTGCAGGTCGCCCAGATTCTGGGTGAAGCGATCCTCAATGCACTAAACCAGCTGGCCCCGGTATTCCCGACGTTAGTGCAGGCGTTCGGGTCTTTGCTGGAGGCGGTGTTACCGCTGATTCCGATGCTGCTTCAGCTCGCGGTAGATGTGATTACCCCGCTGATTCCGGCCGTGATTGCGCTGGTGCCGGCTGTGGTGTCCATTGTTGAGGGGTTCGTGTCTCTGTTGGAGGCAGTAGCTCCGTTGATTCCGATTCTTGCTGAGCTGTTGGTGGAGTGTATCACCCCGCTGATTCCAATGATTATTTCCTTGGTGCCGGCAGTCGTGGGCATTGTTGATGCTTTCGTGTCAGTGGTCCAGGCGGTAGTGCCGGTTATCGCTATTTTGGATGAGTTTATCGGTATCCTGTTACAGGTGCTTGCCACCGTCATCGGTGTGGTAGGGGATATTATCGCTAAGTTCATCACCCTTGGTGTGGACGTTGTGGCCACGGTGGTAGAGTTCGGTGCTGGCATTGTGGGCGGCTTCGCGGACATGATCCAACAAGTCATCCACGCGATCGTGGATTTCGCTAGTGACCTTATCCAGAAGTTCAACGAACTGTGGGCTGGTGCCGCGAACGCCACATCAAAGGGGATTAATTCCCTCATGGAATGGGTACGCGGTATCAAAGATTCTATCCTTGATGCTTTCCACAATGCTGGTAGCTGGCTGGTCCAGATCGGCAAAGACCTAATCATGGGTCTATGGTCCGGCATTAAGCATATGTGGCACATGCTCACCGGCGGTGATGACAATGATGATGGTGATGGCCCTGGTGCCGGCTACGGTGATGGTGGAGTAACCCACTACGCTAATGGTGGTACGCGCCTATCGACGCAGGATGCTCAAATCGCCCCCGGTGGCTCATACCTGGTGTGGGCTGAAGACGAAACACAGGGTGAGGCGTTCATCCCATTGGCCCCGTCAAAGCGGAAACGTAGCACCCAGATCCTGGCTCAAACCGCAAACATTATGGGCTTTGACGTGGTAGAAAAGACTACCCGCACTAAAGTCGCCTACGATGGGACAGACGTTACCCCACAAGCTCCCCGGAGGTTTGCTGACGGTGGTATTACCATCCAAAAACTGGACGAGTTCGCCCACGAGATCGAGGGGCAGCCGTACGGGCAAACACAGTGGGGTGATGGCCCTGGTGCGGTAAGTGCCATTAGCCGTTACGCTGTGGGGTTGGATGCGTGGAGTGACCAGTTCTCGCTTGCCATGGAAGCCAAAGCCCTATCAAACTTGGGCTTTAATACCGGCCGCGGTGATTTCGGGGATCTACAGGTCGGCTGGTTCGGCACTGACCCTGATGGTGAGGAAGGACATACTGCCCTCACTGTCCCGTCTGGTGTGGCGGTAGAAATGGGTGGCGAACGCGGCGATGGGCAGTACGGTGGTGCCGCTGCGGGTGCTGACGACCCACAGTTCACCGAGCACGCATATTTACCAGGTGCGTTCTTCACGGAGGTGGAGGTACCAGCGGATAAAGATTTGGAAGAAATCGTTGAACAGCAGCAGTCGGATTCTGCTACAGATGCGGATCGTATTGATGCTGTGGTCCGCACAAAGTCTTCCGATGATGCTTATGATCTGGCATCTTCCTATGATTCCAATGATGATGCGCTTTCGTATTCGCTTCTGGGATCCCGTTCTAGTTCTAGGGGTGCGGATTCGGATTATGATTATGCGCCCCGGGATTATTCCGACCCCTCATATGGTGGCGGATATACGGGAGATGATCTATCCGATGTGACGGATGTGTCTGCTAATGATTTGAAGGATTTCCGAAAATCATCACGGTCGAACCCTGACTCGTACGGCACGAGGTCGAAGAAAAAGAAATCGAACACCCCATCAACTTTCTCTGAAATTTTGGGTAAGTTCGCTAAGGATTTCGTGTCCGGCCAGGTGAAAGACGCCCTAGGGCTAGTGGGGATTTCCGATGATATCCCTATCGTTAAGGCGTATTCGCAGTGGATGGATACCCGTGATAAAGCATCTGATACCCGCGGCAAATCCACTTACTCGAAAGCTAGGGATGTGCAGAACGCCGAGAAAATAGCGGCCGATATGCTATCCCAATACCCGGGCATAGCCACAGACAAGATTGTCGGCGCCGATTTGATCGGTGGCCTGAACCCCAAAGCATTCGCCTTGGGTGGTTTAGTCACCGGCCCTGGTGGCTCTATGGATGACGCCATATTATCCACATTGTCCAACGGCGAGTTCGTAGTTCGTGAAGCTTCGGCGCGGCATCTTCGCCCGTGGCTGGAACAAATCAACGCCCAGCCTCAGCTAGCCCGGGAAGTAGCTAAAGCATCATCCTTCATACCCGCCACGGCTGCGCAGGGACGAACGGTTGAAGTGCACTATCACGTGGAAACCAACAATGTCGACGAGGGACTACGCCGCGCAGACATGCACTCAAAGCAGTTGGTCATGGCCATAGAAGGTGCATAACAAGAAAGGAGAAGATTGTGGCATCGGAACTGGATTTGTTTGAGACCCCCGCCTTGATTGAGATTATCGGTTGTGACGGGCAGTTGTGGACAGTATCCGGTCCTGGCATGGGGCGCGAGGGCGTAGAACTGGCAAAGAACCCTCAAGGCCTCCATGACGAGGCACCGTTTAAACAGATTTGGCAGCAAGGCGCATCCCAGGACGGCGCAACCCTCCTCAGCTATAACATCGAACCCTTGGACCTCGTGTTGGCATTCGATATTGTGGGAGATGAGAGAGCATGGTCGGAAATCGAGGGGGAATTCTATGCCAGCTTCGATTATATTCGACCTGCTCAAATCCGGGTAACGACGGATATTTCCACCAGAACCCTGGATGTTGTGAAGCTGGAGAAAACCCAAACGAAATCCGAGCGGGACCCGAGAATTTGGGGCTGGTCGCAAATGACCATCACTCTCAGGGCACCCATGCCGTTTTGGGTAGGGGAAACCTACGTGTCCGAGATTGCACTAAGCGGCACCAGTCAGGGAACCCTTTATGTGCAAAACCCAGCAGACTGTGAGCTCTGGCCCATGTGGACACTCACTGGGCCGGGTAAATGGACAATCCCCGACATGAACCTGAGCGCCGGACCCCGCAGGATCGAATGCCCAGCACTCACCCGCATCCAATCACTCACGATCAACACGCACCCGCGGGAAGAATCCTACGTGGCCAGCGACGGTTCCAACTTCGCCGGGCGTTTCGGCGGCGTGGAATTCCTCTACCCGATACCACCCCGCACGACGCAAAAAGCAATAGCCGTCAAAGTGGAAGGCGGAGAAGCGAACCTGTCATCATGCCAAATCCGCATGGTGGAGCACTGGCAGCGAGCATACGGAGGAGGTGCCTGATGCAGATCATCCCACCATATATTGGTGATATTCCCCATGAGAAACTTGAAGCAGCCTGGAAACACGGACAGCAAACCCGCGCGAAACGTGCCGAGGCTCGCAGAACAAAACCCCTCATCAGGATTTGGGACGGCAACTGGAATTATGTTGGCACCGTCACCGGAGTTGTCATAGAGGCCAGAACCCAGTGGAAACTCAACGACACCGGCGGGGCAACCATTACATTACCTATCGACCACTGGATATCCACATGGATCCTCCGATTCGATAGTCGGGACGTGAAAAATATCCACATCACATCCGACAAGGATGGCACCCGCTGGGGTGGCAGAGTCACCAGCGTCAACATCATTAAAAACACAGATGGCACTCGACTGCTAGAGCTTCAAGCTCTCCACGACTACGAAGAACTCAAGCACATCCTTGTGTGGCCCAATCCGCTTACGCCCGCCCCAGTGCAATTCCCCAGGACATTCATCATGATGGGCCCCACTGCCTGGGCCCTAAAATGCGCGTTGGCCATAAACCTCTGGCGGCTAGAAGGATCAGCATGGGTACTACCCAACGATCCGTTAGACCCCACATCATGGCTCGACACGTGGGACACCTCCCGATGGGCAATCCAAATCGCGCCGGGTTCGCTTGGCGCTGACCCTTCTCCGTGGACGATCGTGTCGTCCCGGATGAAGTATTGGCATGAGATGGCCAAGGATAAGTTGGAAGATGCACAGTTGATGGTGACGTGCCGGAGGTGGCTCACGGGTGATCCGTTGCCATGGCCACGGGCAAGAATCCGCCATGGTTGCCTCATCGTGGATATCGTGAACAAGTCCGGCTATTGGGGGCAGGATGGTACTGCCTTGCGCGGCAATGTGATTAGTGGTTTCGTCCGTACGGTACAGCAATTGACGAAGGGGAATATTGATACCCAATCGACAGTGGTGTCCAATCCGAACGTGCCGGAATATCAGAAGCCGGATTGGTTAGGTACTGTACCGCGTGCACCATATGTGTTGTATCGGGACGGCAGATTGTCCGGCCTGGAGTCCGCCCAGTTCTCCTACAAGCCGGCGACTGCGGTACAAGTAGTGGCCGGTGGACACTCCACTTATGGTGTCAATGAGGCCATCAGCGCGGCAGTGAGTATGTTGGGAAATTACCTGGGCATGTTTATTGCAGCCCCTAGCCTGGGCCCCATAGCTGATACGTTACTCAAACCGTTTTACGAGGACACGTTGTTGGCATGGATGGCGGAAAAGTCCGCTGACCGATCTAGGTCTCTAGGGTGGTCAAAATATTGGGAACATTTCTCCGATGGTTCCGATCGCGCCTACACCCTATCGGCTTTAGCGGTGCTGCGGAAAGGTTTTTGGGAAACGCGGGAAAAAGTATCCCATCAAATGAAAATCGTCGATGGTGCCCCCTGGCATGTTGGTGAGAATGGTCAAGGGCATTTCTTCCTAGGCGACCGGGTGGGCGCCACAATTATCGGGCTGCCGGAAAACAAAGTAGTGGTAGAGCAAGTGACAGAACTTGTGTACCGCTATAGCCGTGACCAAGTGGGGTGGGAAATAACCTGCGGTGATCGTGCTTCCCAGGAATCCCCCTTGGAGAAAATCCTGGGCCGAGTAAAAAATGCCACCGCAGCTATCCACGATCTAGGAGTGATCTAAATATGGGAATCCCTATTCAGTCGTCGTGCGATATGACGAATCCTGAGGAGCAAGCTCTATGGGCCCTGGTGGCTTTGCCAGGCCCTGGCGCTACCGCACCGTTGGTGTTGCCGGTCGATGTGATGCGGCAGTGGTCACAGCGTCTTTACGATTGTGGTTTCCGGCATCACTCAGAAGAACAAACTGTCAAGTACGTGCCGCCTGGCCCCGATACGGATTGGGTGATGGGTGCAGCCGGCAGATGGGTGCCTATTGACGAACCCCTGGACGCTGAGCAGACTGCCCCGGATATCAGCCACCTCACCATGGCGGAAAAACAAGTATTGCTGCGCCGGCTAGAAACCGAGATCCACCCGGAAACACCAGAAGGGACCGAAGACACGGCGAGGGTGATCGAGGATGAGTGACGATAAAAGCCTTATCGAATCCGGCACCTACCCGGTGACCCCGGGCACGGATGCGGTGGTGGGGGCCCAGGTCAAATCCATTACCGCGCAGACGGAGGAATCTGTCAAGGCATTGGCCAGGAAACGCGCTGAAACTGCATTGAATCTTGGTGATCAGTCACTATCGCAGATATTCACCCGATTCGGCACGGCAATCTTGAAGGGTTTGAAAGACATTGTGCAACTAGTGCGCGATGGTGGTGCGTTGATTGTGAGTACTGCGTTCGGGTTCATTAATGGATTGTTGGGGGATTTCGGCAGGGCTCTGAAATCGCTTATCACCCCAATGAAAGAGGAAATAGAGGCCCAGAAATCTGGACAGCTCATCCTGAACAAACGGCTGGACCTGGTTTCTGACACCGATGGGTACCTGTGTGCGTATCAGTCGAAGAACATCAATATCGAATGGTCTAGCGATAACTGGCGTAAGGTGCCTTTTGACGCCCAACTAGGGCCGAATAAAAACGCCTATATTTCAGACGCCGGCGATTTTATCCTGAACGCCAAAGGGCTATGGACTATCAACGCCCGAGTACGTGCTGTAGGGACCACCTATACAGGCGGTAACTTCTGTTACCTGAAAATCACGATCCTCAACCCAGACGGGAAAACGGAATACCACACCAGCATTATCGAGACCGAGGTTCCCTATAACCGGGACCATACGCTAGAGACGTTCATGCCGGTGGTGATTCCCACAGCTGGATACCAAGTTCGTATTGATGTGTATTCTGCGAACTGGCGTTGGTTCCGTGGTGGCACACAGCATTCTTCTCTATCAGCGATACGGCATTCCCATGATGCTGTGCATATGGGGACTGCAGAAGTATCAGATGAAACTAAGCCGAAAGGAATGTGATAAAGATGCGGAATTTAAGTATCAATCTCGCCGATGTTGGGGGCATTCCCCATGAAGGCGACTATGTATTGCTGTATGCTCCACGGGTGCGCTCTTCTGCAGATGCGTCGGACGGCGTGGTAACTACTACACCTATGAAAGTAACCTTGTCCCGTGGTAAAGCCACTGTACAGGTGGAACCAGGGCCGCTCATGGTTCAGCTGCGATGTAAAGGGCTCCGTGACATGGAACCTTTCGAAGTCGTCATTCCAGAAGGGGCAGGAGAAGCCCGATTAGTAGACGTCATGACCACACAATATCGATACACGCCTCGCGGCATAGCTCCACTGGAAGCGATTGCCGAGCGCGCCCAGGCAGCAGAGCGTACGGCGCTAATACATGCTCAAACTGCGGAACGCCAAATGGATGTACTGGTGGCAAGGACTAAGGATGCGATAGGATCTGCTGGTGATCTACTGCGAAAAGAGATCAAAAGTGATGTAGATAAAGCTAAGGGTATCAGGGAGGATGCGCTATCAGCTGCGAATAGTCGACGTGTGGCAGAAACTGCTGCTGCATCAGCTGCCAAGTCGGAGCAACAGAGCAAAAATTACGCTCAGGTCACAGAAGAATGGAAAAGGCAAACTATTGAAGCACGTGCTGGCATGGACCAAAAGGTCCGTGAAGCAGCAGCACACGAGGCCGCTGCTGCGGCCTCAGCGAAAAGTGCTCAGCAAGCAGAGTCAAATACTTTAGTATCTGCCCAGGCCGCGAAAACTTCGGAAGATGCTGCAAAGAAATCATCAGATCAAGCATCGAAGTCTGCTGAAAGTGCCCACGCTGATGCGCAACGAATAGTGAAATCTATGGCTGATGGCATTCCACAAGGTGGCATCACCTACGAGCATTTAGATACCGGTGTGATTACTCGCATCAGCTCACTCATCACCCAGGATATTGATGCTTTAGTAGATGGTGCACCACAGGACCTTAACACTCTTAAAAAGTTAGCTGATGCCAAAGCCCCTAAAATTCATGTTCATGAGTTGAGCGATATCACTGGGTTGCAAAGCAACCTAAACAGTCTTAGTTCTAGTGTGAACCAAATATCAGATAACCTGCGTAAACTGACTGATGCAGATTACGTTTTCTTTGATGAAAACCGCACTGGGATCATGTATGTTGGTAGCTGGGCCTACGTTATTGTTCTAGCGTATACACCTGGGGTAAAAGGTAAGATACCTGAAAAATACGCACACTTTATCCAAAGGGATGTGGTTTTTCCATTATTTACTCCAGGAAAACCGTCAGCAACAGGGTTGTTTACTCTTAGTACGACCGGAGAAATCTCTGTGGATTTTGTTGATCCTAGCGTAACGTTCGTACAGGGAACGGGGGTGTATTATCGGAAAACTCATTGGTAAAGAACAGGTAATCTAGCTTTTCCTTATTCCTGGAAACTAGTCATGCGTGGGGGAGCCGAATAGGCTTCAACTGCGGAAATAGCATTTAACCGTTGGGGAAATATATTGAAGGAGAAAAACATTGTTAACAATTCTTGATTACAGTGCTGGCGTGCCGCCAGCTGCGGCGATTCGTGCCGCTGGCCATGATGGCGTGATCCGCTACATCAGCCCACCCAGGGCTAGCTGGATGCGGGGAAAGCCCATCCAGAAGGCTGAACTAGATGACCTCCAAGCTCATGGCCTGGAGGTCGCTTTCGTATGGCAGTTTGGAAAAGAAGATGATTCCGATGTGATGCGTGGCTATAACGGTGGCCTGGCCGATGCCCAGGCGGCCCAACGGAAGCTCGACGAGCTCGACTGTGGTGACTACCCGGTGTTTTTCGCGGTGGATTTCCCTATCAGCCTTGATGAGTGGAACGGTGTCGCATCCGAGTATTTCCGCGCCTGCTGTGAAACCTTGGGCCGTGACCGGGTCGGTATTTATGGGCATTCCAGGGTCATTGCGTGGGCTGCCGCCGACGCGCTTATCGCTGCCCTGGGGGGTGGCAAGTATCTGTCGTGGCAGACCGCGGCCTGGAGCGAAGGCGTCCGAGCTGCTGAAGCAGTGCTCTATCAGCGCCCGGGAAGTGAAGTTGTGGGTGGTGTTGACTGCGATATTAATTTCGTGCTCGGCGACTACTGGGGCCAACACCCAAACGGCACCGCATCACACGCCCCCAACCCCATACCTGAAACCCCAACCCAAGAAGAAGGAGGAACCATGGAAATCCGATACGATGCCGACTTTACTGCGGACATGCCCGGCGTCGGCTACCGCTCCCTCGATACTATTCAGTCGATCTGCGTCCACACGGTGGAGTGCCCGCCGGAACGAGACGGCATTGCCGTCGCCCAGTGGCAAACAAACCCCGCTAACGGCTCCAGCTATAACGTACTTGCCGGCGCCGACGGCATTTTAATTTTGTGCAACACGGATGATTTCATGCCGTACGCAGCAGGCCCCACCGGTAATGCCCGCTGCCTCCACATCAGTTTGACCGGCTACGCCAGCATGAGCCGCGAAAATTGGCTTGCCGACGACGCAAAGCTGCGGCGGACCGCTGAACAAATCGCCGCCTGGTCGCAACTCTACGACATTCCTCTAGAGTTCATCGACGCCGATCAACTCCGCGCCGGGGCTCGTGGCGTTCATGGCCATGCGGAAATTTCCGCAGCCTGGCGGGAGGTCGACCACACCGACCCCGGCCCTGGCTTCCCGTTCGACGTCGTGCTGGCCTACGCCGCCGAACTCCTCGACTCACCTAACCAACCACAACAAGAAGAAGGAGAACCACGCATGGTGCGCTGGATCCTAGACCAACTAGTTGGCCCCGAATGGAAAGATGACAAACCCCTTTTCACAGGCTGGAAAGCCACCGAAGGCAAAACCTTTGTCGACTTCGTGGCCGACAAAATCAAGCTCATCCCGGAAATCGCCCGCACGGTAGCCACGCTCCCGGAGCGCCTCGACCGGATCGAAACCCTACTCAAGGAAGGAAACAAGTAAATGTGGACCCGTATTTTTTGGATTGATGCTGCTGACCGTGCGGCACGAACCTTCGCCCAGGCATTGCTGGCAACCATCACGATTGGTGATGCCGTCTACAGTGTGGACTGGCAAGCCGGCCTGGGCATCGCGGTCACCGCAGCCATCGCATCCGTGCTGACATCTATCGCAACGTCTAAGGTTGGCGCATCAGGCACGCCGGCGGTGGTGATTCCAGCTGCTGACGCCACGCCGGCGACTACTGCTGACACCCACACTCCGGCCCATCGGGAGGTGAAGGAATGGCCAACCAGCTAATCGTGCTGCTTACCGCGGTTGAGTCGCTGATCCGCAGCCTGGACCCCACCTTGGTGGCGGCAGTGGTCGATTCCGCGGTGGCCCTATCCTAGGACTGGGGAGGCCACATGGACCCAGTGACAGGACTATCCTTATCGGGTCTAGGAATTACCGAAAGCATCGGCATCGCGCTCCTCACCCTGGTGACCACGCTGACCACCACGGTGATCGTGCAGCGCACACTGTGGCGGACGAAAGCGCTGGAGTCAGCTGCCGCCCGTGCGGTCGCTGAACGGGAGGCCGAAACCGCAAAAGCCCAGTTAGCGCAGAGTGAGCTCCAGCTCACCCTCGAAGCCGGCAACCGCCTCCGCGAGGACCTCTGGCGGAAGATCGAGAAGCTGGAAACCCAGCAGGCTGAAATGGAACACACCATCGACGCCATGAGATCCGAGCGGATCCTAGATGTGCAGGTGCGGCTGACGCTCCGAACATTGTTGGAAACGTACCCTAATCCTCCAGGAAGGCCTACTATCCCCTCAGCGGTGGAACGTGTTCTTGCTATCAGTGAGGATACTGATAATCTGATCCGAGACCGTGATAGTCGAAGATGATATTGGCAACACTTTCGGCCCCGCTTTCGCCCTTGAAAATTGGACATTATCTGGACCACAAGAAAAATAAGCTGGCTAAAGACAAAGCTAAGAGCTACTAAGGTTAGATGCCCGTTAGCTCCACGTTTAACCCCCAGGTTCGTGTTGGACCTGGGGGTTTTCATTGTTTTACCTGGTCTTAACGAAAAGTGAAGTTTATTTAGCCGCTGGGGAAATAGGGTTCGGGTGGCGGTAATATCATCAAGCACACTTAAGATGCTGCCAGTGGCTCTGGCGACGGTTGCTTGGGAGGTTGTAAAAATGCTGGCTGGGGTTTGTTGCCGTACATTTGGTGGTGTGGCTGTGTTTCGCAGCAGCTGAATAAGCCTCATGGTGATGTAATTTTATTACATCACCACTTCGACTCGGTGTAGTTTATGAAAAGGTTTTGCATATCATGGGTATGAAACGGAAGATACTTATACTTTTAAGTGTTTTTCTTGTAATAGCCTCAATATGTTTCGGTGTATACTACGCATACCACATGATGGTGGTGAAACCCCGCATTATGGCGGTAGGGATGGCGGTGGAAAAATACGAGGCAGTTCTTGATGCCGAACCAAACGATCCTAATTGCCAGATTTCACATTGTCCCACCTCAAGTAAATACATCCCTGGAGTACCGGAGGATCGGGCACTATTCACTGATGCGGAACGGCTTAATTTAAGTTCCTTAGTTCCAGGATCGCAGGCGAGCTACATTCGTGTTTACAGTGTGACACCTAAGGAGAATGACATGATGGAAGCCATTGTGTATGTTATGGTTTCCAAGTGCGCCTATCCGGAAACTAATCAACCATATGCTAATTCCGTAGATCCACACCGGATGACGCTCATTCCCAGTAGCGTGAATAACGATGAGTATGTTGTTATCGAGGACCAGCTGCTTGACCAGGTAAGTGAGGGTCTCCCGGATTCGTTCGATTCCCGCTATTCCGGTGGGAAGACGGATCCAGAATGCCCCAAATGATCGTTCACTCCTATAGATTCCTACAGATGTTGAGCACCTTTGGGCGTCGTCAAGCGGGGGAAGTGAAACGTTACTCCAGCTCAACCGGGCCGGTAATACGGATCTCTTCGGTGTCCAACCGCTCCTGAATCGAATGCAGCACATTCATGTCGATCACGCCCTCGTTACGCAGGCGCTTGAGCACCTCACGCTGGTGACCAATGATCGCCAGCCGAAGCGTTCGCACCTGGCCCTGCAACGTTATGGCCTGCAGCTCCTCGGGGGTGAGATCGGGATTATTCTGCAAAAACCGGCAGGTCTCAATGCCGGTATCATGCTGGAAATCCAGTTCGTAGCGAACATACGCCAACGCCTCTGGGCCGACATCGTTCTGGGCGGCAAGATCCTCCAGGGTATCATAGGCCTCCTTATTCATGGTACCCACCGCGTTGAGGGTTTCCTGATGCTCGGTGTCGTCGGCGGGAATCTTCGCCCACCGAATAATCGCCGGCAGGGACAGGCCCTGCACCAGCATCGACACCATGACCACGGCGGCCACCATGAAAATAATGAAATCCCGATTCGGCACCGACGTGCTCACCGACAATGCCACCGCCAGGGACACGCCACCGCGCAGGCCAGCCATGGTGCTCACCACACGGTCCCGGTAAATCTCGCTCCGCACCTTAGGGTCCCGCATCGCAGCCCGGATTAGCCGGCGTAATTCATGCCGTTCGCGCAGCGGACGCTGCTCCTTTACCTGTTCGGCCCGGTACTGTTCCTCGGCGCTGGCCTTAATATCCGACAACATGGCCGGCCGCATAAACAGGAACCGCACCAACAGGCTGACCAGCCATATTGCTGCCACCATGATGGCCGCGTGTGACTGCGAATAGGCGGCATTATTGTGCGCAACCTCGCTAATGTTCTGCCATGCCTCCGGCAGTTGCACGCCGACCAGCACGAAAATCGCACCATTCATGAGGTACGACATGTAGGCCCAAATGGGCAACCCATAGAACCGATTCTGCGGTTTAATGGTGTCTACACCGTAATACGTCAGGTAGAACGCGGAAACCACCACCGCCACCACGCCGGAGCCCTTCATCCCCTCGGAAATCTCGATGGATTCCGAGACGAAGAAAGCGACAAACGGAATCGTCATCATGTAGATCACAAAGTTCATGGGGTTGGCGATGCGGGCCCGCAGCCGGTTTGCCACCCAACCCACTGCCAATCCCACCGCAATGCCGCAGAGGAACGAGAACGCCAGCATGCCGCCCGCGTGCGACACCGACAGATCCGCGCCGCCCGCAACCTGGATGGCCAGGGCAAACACCACCAGCGTGGTCCCGTCGTTGATGAGCGATTCCGCCTTGAGCACCGTGATGGAACGCTTGGGCAGTTTCCCGTTGAGCGTGGCCACGGCCGTGGCATCCGTCGGGGCCAGGGCCGCACCAATAATCAGCGCGGTACCCCAGTCGATATGGAAGAAGTGGGTGAGGACCCCAGCTATGGCGAATGCTGTCACAATGACCAGCACGGTACCGGAGGTAATGATCGCGCGGAGACTTTTCCGCACCTCCCGCAGCGAGGTGTTGCGCGCCTCCCAAAACAGCATGATCGGCAGGAATATTTCCAAAATCACATATGACGGCAGCCCAACCTCCCGCAGCTCATGCATGGCGGGCAGCAGCGCCAACGCCAGCCCGAGGAAAATAAGCAGGATCGCCGGGGTGAC